ATGGCGAGCGTAGTACCGCGCAAAGACAAGTTCGGCCAGGTGGTCAGCTACCAGGTGAAGTGGCGCCTGGGCGGCGGCCGCACGGCACCGTGGCAGACGGAGCGCTTCGACGACGAGATCGCGGCAGAGGTCTTCAAGGGCGCCGTCACCGAGGCCGGCCAGCAGTGGCCTCCCGGCTGGGTGAAGGGCCAGGGGTACATCGACCCCACGGCCGCCGCCCCCGACGACGAGCGCTACCAATTCCGCGCCTACGCCCTCGAGTCGGTGAAGAACCGCACGGGCGTCGAGGAGCGGTACCGCCGCGACTGCGTGCGCGACCTCGAGAACTACCTCTTCCCCACCTTCGGCAACTGCGACGTCCGCAGCACCGAGCACTTCAGCAAGGCCACCGTCGCGGCCTGGGTGAACAAGATGGCCAAGACCAAGGTCTGGCGCGGCTCCAAGCACAAACTGATGAGCCCCAAGACCCTGAAGAACCTTCACGGACTGCTCAGCAGCGTCCTGAACGAGGCCGTGGAGGCCGAACCGCCCCTGCGGGCCCGAAACCCCTGCCCGCTCGTCAGACTGCCGCGTACGGACGATGACGGCGTGGACGACGACGGCGAAGACATGGAGTTCATGACGCCGGAGGAGATCGCCGGCATCGTGGACTGCCTGAAGCGCCCCGAGGACAAGACGTTCGTACGCGTCGCCTACGGCACCGGCCTGCGGTGGGGCGAGATCACGGCGCTCGCCAAACGGCACGCGCGCACCCGGCACGGCGAGTACGAGATCAGAGTCTCCCGGGCCTGGAAAATCCATCCGGACGACGGACCGTATCTCGGCACCCCGAAGACCAAGGCGGCCCGGCGCACCGTCGACATCAGCGCCGGCCTCTGGGACGAGCTCCAAGAGGCCGGCCTGAACGGCCTGGCGAGCGGTGACCTGATCTTCCACAACGGGCGCGGCGGCCGGCTGGTGTACAGCACGTTCTACGACCGGTGGACGGCCGCCGTCGCCGCCGCCCAGGAGCAGGGACTGCTCCCCGACTTCAAGCACCCCACGTTCCACGACGTACGGCACTCGCACGTCGCGGCGCTGCTGTCCGACGGGCACAGCCTCACCTACGTTCAGCGCCGCCTCGGACACGAATCGATCAAGACAACTTCCGACCGGTACGGACACCTCCTCAAGGGCGCCTACAAGGCCGCGCTGGGCACCATCGACCGCGCCCTGGGCATCGCGGAGGCCGGCGCCGCCGCCGAGGAAGAGATCCCGGAGAACACGCCGCTGAAGGACCCGGGGAAGGCCGTGTACGTCGCCCACGTCGGAAGCACCGTGCTCGGGTTCTGGACTGTCACGCACGCCGAGGAGACGGCCGAGAGGTGGGCAACCGAACGCGGCGGCGCGGTCCGGGTCGAGAAGTGGGGACTCGACTGGTGGATCCGGTGCGTGGGAAACGGGGAGAAGGAGATCCGGGACCGCGTTCCGCACCGCGCCTACGTCTGGTCCATGGGCCCGGCCGTCTACGCCACGGACGGCACCGAGCGCGTCACCGAGCCGGCCGCACACGAGCCGCGGGGCCAGTGGGTGTGGGACTGGGAAGAGCTCTACACGGAGGAGCCGGCGCACGCGAGCACGGAATGGCGTCCAGGGCCACAGGCGGAGACGGAGGCGAGCGCCTGGGGAACGACCCAGGGAGCCGTCCGCGCGGCCTTCTCGCGGGCCCGTACGGACGCTCTGAGGATCTGCGGGCTGCATCCAGCCCGTCGGGCACAGGACGGACAGCCCATCACGGGATAGACGGGGCGGGGGCCTCTGGTGGGGGAGCCCAGATGGGACAGGACCCCGGCCGTTTCCGTCTCCCTGCTACTGGTGCCTGTTGCCGTCCTTGCTGCGGCACACTCCCTCAATGCGCGCCAGCGCCAGCTCGGCGCGCAGCGCGTCCACCTGCCGGCGCAGCGACACGTGCAGCGCGGCCACGGTAGCGACGCCAGCGAGGCTGACGGCCGTGAGCATTCTCAACATTTGTTCGTCCCCCTTGGATGGCCGGGCCGGCGTGCCGGATCACGGACGCCGACCCGCGTCGTGCGCATGCGGTGGTTCAGCCCCAGCCGAGATCGTCCGTGTCGGCGTACTGTGAGAGCGAAGCGGTGCCCCATCCAAGGTCGGCGGTCACCGGCGCCTGGGGCGTCTGGGGTTCCTGCTGAGCGGTTGCGGCCGGCGCGGTGACGAGAGCGGCGAAGAACGCCAGCGCCGCGGACGCGACCGCCAGGGATGTCGTACGCATGGGTGTCCCCTCTGTGTCCACTGTGTGATGGCTACGTGCCTTACGGTTACACGAGTGACAAGCGCGCACCAGGGGATAGGCGATGCGAGTTTTTGCAATTGCAAGTTCTTGCATTCCGTCAAAACGGAAGTAGGGGGATGAATGTCCGGAGTGGCCCTGTCGCGGGAGGCCATCGCGGCGTACCGGGCGCTCACGCAGGGCGAGCCGCCACCGGAAGGCAGCGATCTCCAGCCGCTTATCGACCTCGGGCTGGTTACTGCCGACCCCGGCGACCCCGAGCGGGTCATCGCCGCCGACCCCCGCGGTATCGGGCAGGCGCTGATGACGGCCGCCCGCACCGAAATGGCGTCGCTGCTCGAGGATATGGCGCTGGTGCCGAGCATCGAGGCCACGCTGACGGCCGCCTACGATGCCGACCGTCTCTACAGCGGGCCCGGCGGCGAATATTTGCCGACCCGGAAGTTGATGAACGCGCGGATCGAGGAGGTCAGTCGACGGGCCGACCGGGAGATCCTGACCGCGCAGCCCGGCGAGCCGGCCGACCGTGATCCGGAGATACTGCGCCAGGGTGTGGGGCGTGTCTGGCGCGCCCTCGGCAACGGCGTGGAGGTCAAGAGCCTCTATACGACGCTGGCGTACTCCCACGCGCAGACCAGGGCCTACGTGGAGGAGATCGCGAACGCCGGCGCTGGCGTCCGGGCGTATCGACACACCTTCCCCCGGATGATGATCATCGACGGCGTGCACCTTTTCATTGACGATCACCTCGCGCGCGACGACGGAACCGACCGGGACGCCGGATGGCACATCTTCGACCGGGCCGTAGTCGCGTGGGCACGGTCCATTTTCCTGCTGATGTGGGGACGGGCCGTCCGCTGGTCTGAACTCGGCGAGCCCGAGGACAGCATCGTCACAGACCGCCAGGCCGCGATCCTGGGCGAACTCGCCGCCGGGCTGACGCAGGCCCGGGTCGGGCCACGCCTCGGCCTCGCGCCGCGGACCGTCGCCGCCGAGCTGTCGGCGCTGAAAGAGCAGCTCGGAGCGGCCACGGTCTACCAGGTCATGGCGTGGTGGGGTCGGGTCGACCGGTCCCGTCACTGAAGACCGCCGCGACCTCCGCCGGTGTTGCCGCCCGGACGCACTCCAGGGGTGCGCTCCATGCCGGGCCGCCGCCGAGCGGCTCCAGGCAGCACGCGTTAGTGCGCCGGGAAAGGAGGTAGCCGATGGCGCCCGTACGGGTATCCACGGCCATGTGGTGGCTGGTCTGGCTGCGCCACGGCTCGGGCACGAACTCCTCCTGTGGGATGCGGCGGCCGCCGCGGGTCGCCATTGATCACAAAATTTCCCCAGCCAGGGAAAGACAATCAGCCATGATCATCAGAATGTGGCTGGGTGCCAGATCCCCCGCCCGCTTGGGAGCTTTCCCGCCGTCAGGAGATCGGTGCTCGAGTGCGTGAGGCCCGGCTGGACGCAGATCTGACGCAGATACGTCTCGGTGAGATCGTCGGGCTCAGCCACAAAACGATCCACGGAATTGAGTACGCGACGACGAATCCGACTCTGGGGATGCTGATCAGGATCGCGCGCGCCGTAGGGCGGCCGCTGTCAGACCTCGTCGGAGACTAAGCAGTCGTATCGCATGGCTGATTCCTAACATGGTCAGAGCATCTGGTCGAGACCGCGGGCCCCGGCCGGCGTCTACGGGGGATGACGCGGGGCCGGGGCGGTAGGGGTCCGGTCAGGTGACTGGGGCGAGATCGGGGAGGAGGCTGCGGGCCTGTTCCATCAGCTCTTGGTCGTCCAGCTCGAACCGGCCGACATGCAGTCGGCCGTGCCCGTACTTCATGCCGCCGGTGGGCTCGCTGGTGGCGTCGACCTCCAGTGACCATGCGGCCTCGGCCAGGTCGAGCGTGCCCGGCTTGGGTACGAGCCGGGAACTCCAGCCCGTGCACAGCGCCCAGTCCGTGTGATCAGACCGGTTTCCCGAGGCCATGTGACGGGCGGCGACGTCCAGAATGTAGACGTCGGGGACGTGGGGCAAGGGGATGTAGCCCATGGCCGCCTCGATTCCGAACCGCCCGGTTGTCGTGTAGGCGACGAGGCCGCGGACGTTCGGCCAGGTGTGGAGCAGCGGGAAGATCGTCACTCTGCTGGTGCCGTTGATCATGCGTGCCAAAGCGTTCTCCTCTGGTGGGCGGCCCCACCAGTTTTCCAGGGCGGGGCCGCCGCGTGCGCCAATCCTCAAATGGACGGGGTCAGTTGATCAGTTGTCGCCGCAGCCCTGGCTGGGGTTGCCCTCCCCGCCGTCCGACCCGGAGCCCGTCTCACCCTGGCTGTTCTCCTCGTCGCCCTGGACTACCGCCCAGCGCGCCTGTGCCTGCTTTTTCATGCCGTTCCCTTTCTCTCGATCGGGTGGTGCATGGACCCGCCCTGTGACAAGGCGGGGGCGGAGGCCCGACGCGGTCCGGCTCCCTCTCCTCGAGGGCGCACCGGCCGTGGCGGAAGTTCAGCGCTGCGGTGCCGGCGTCGGCGCGTAGGGGTCTGGGAGCGGCTCTGTCACGGTGAGCCGGGCCGCTTCCAGGGCGGTCCACTGGCAGACGCCGTGGAGCGCGCGCAGCACGTACCGGCCGCTCTGCACGTCCGTGATGATGGCGGTCCGTCCCGTGGCCTCATCGCGGACCTGATCGCCCACCCATGGGGCACCGTTCTTCATGAGTCCTCCGTCAGCATGGGTGGCCGGCGGTCACGTAGGGCCGGGCCGGGTTGGCGTGCGCGGTGTGGTGTATCAGCGTGAGGTGTCCGAGGCAGCTGCGGCAGGCGAACAGTGGCGTCTCGTACGCGCGGTGCCCGGGGCCGCCGGGGCTGGACATCGTTCCGACCCGGACCGTGGCGAGCTCGGGTCGGCGGCAGACGAAGCAGGCGCCGAGCTCCCAGTGGAGTGCTCCGGGAAGCGGGAGCCGGAAGGAGATCACGGGCAGGCCCAGACTTCGGCGTCCATGACGTGCGCGCCCTGCGAGCCGCGGGCCCACCCGGCTTCTACGGCGCCGGATGTGAGCCGGACCCCACACGCGAAACAGTTCCAGCCGCGCGCCTGCCCGTACTTCAGCTCGTGCACGGGTGGGATCGGCGCCTCGCGACAAGGGGACGGTGTGACCGCTGCTGGCGGCTGCGCGGCCCCGGTCACCGCGCGGCACCTTCAAGCTGATGCTGCCCGGCGCGCAGCAACTCGGCGACGTCTTCGGGGTCGCACAGCCGTCGCGGCCAGCGAGGCGTCACGATCCAGTGGGGGTGCACGGGATGGGTCTGGTGCGTCCGGTCGAGGGCTGGCACGCCGATCCAGGCGCCGCGGCCTCGGATTGTGCCGAGCGCCGACCGCCAGGACGTCGTCGTCCCCGGCGGTACGAGCGCGTAATACCAGATGCCGCGATCGCAGATCACCGGCCCTGCCGACAGGCGCCTCGCGAGGGATGTGGCGACGTCGGCCGGTGTGCTGCTGCCGACGGCGGCGTGCACCAGCTCCGGCTGCACGCGTACCGCGTCGAAGATCTGCCCTCCGCGTAGCAGTGCCGGGCGCCCCAGCCACCAGTCGTCGTATGCATCCTTCGGCGTAGGCACTGCTGACGCCAGCCAGCTGGAAATCGCATCCGCGTCTGAAGGGTGAGTGCGGGCGTGCTGGGCGGGAGGCTCGGGCATGGGGTCCCTCGATCCGTAGCGGTGATCTGTGTCACTGACACTACGAATCGAGGGGTGACACAAGGGCTACAGAATGTGTCCCTTCTGTCAGACGACGCCCAGGCGAATGCCGAACTCAGCCAGCGCTCCGCGTTTCTGAGTGCGGATCATGGTGCCGACGGTCTCTCGGACCCCCGCGTGCATGCGGGTCGCTTGCGGGGCCTGCCGCTCGGCCTTGAGGAAGGCTTTCAGCGCTTCCTCGCGCTGGCCGTTGTAGAAGTGGGCCCGGCCCACGTCAATGAAGTGGTGGCTGCGCCGCTCGGGGGCGTAGTCCTTCGGTAGCGTGACCTTCTCCGCCCGTTCGACTGCAAGGCGTCCTTTGCCCATTTCCACCGGCAGGGAGACGCTCCAGATTGCGACGTTGGTGGGGCCGAAGTGGAGTTCGAAATCGTTGCGGTCCCGGCCGAGTTCGTCGGCTGCCTTGCGGGCGCGCTCCAAGTGCCGTTCCGCTGCCTTGCCGTCGGTCGAGCGCGCGAAGTTGAGCGACGCCTTCAGTTCGAACGCGCCCTTGAGTGAGACAACCTCGGGCACAGAGGCGTTGATGGACCCGAGTTCTGCGAGGGCGTCATCGATGATGGCCCCGGCCTCGTCGTGCTCTCCGATCGAGAGGAACTCACCGGCGTCGTACCAGGACGCGGCCACGATGCGGAGCGGGTCCTCTGTCTCCTTGGCGGCCCAGACCACGCGCTCGGTAGCGAGGGTCGCGTCGCTGACGTGACCGAGCTTGTAGAGGTACTGCATTGCGCACTCGTACGCGCTGGTGAGCAGCCCGAATGCGGAGCGGCGGTCGTCCCCGTAGGTGACCTGCGTGGCCACCTGGAGGTCACGAAGCAGGGCCGGCAGTGTGCTGCTGGCATCTGCGAACCGGGCTGCCGCACGTTGCCGGTTGGCCTCGTTCGTCCGCTGCCGCAGCTCCACCAGGTCAACGGCGGCGACTTCCTGATCGGTCGGCCGGGTGGGACGACCGTGGCGGAGCAGCGCGCGGCGGACTGCGGCTACGCCTGCGACGGCGTCCTGGCCGTCGTGGTCGCTTTGCAGAGGGATGACAGGTCCTCCTGTGATCTCGGTGGGGTGGCAGTCGAGCGCCCGGCAGAACGGCAGTATGACGGCGGGCCGGTCGAGGGCACGTCGTCCCTGCTCGAATGCCTTGACGGCAGAGAGGCTGTAGCCGGTTTCGGTGGCGAGTCGTTGTTGAGTCCAGCGGCGGCGCATACGGAGGCGCGCGAGGCGCTGTCCGTTGTTGTCTGCGCCCCCCTGGATGTCGCTGTAGTGGGGCATACTGGCTCCATTCCTAGCGTCCACTGGGAAATGTACCCCCGCCGTCGTAGGGGCTACTCGAAAGGGCCTCACGGCCGTACGCCGTGAGGCCCTTTTCTCCGCTCAGCACGAGTAGCCGGGGCGGGGGACGGACAGACGAAAGGCGCCCCTGTACCGGCCCGTAGGCCGGTACAGGGGCGCTGTTGTCAGGGGCGGCGTCGTTCTGGGAGGCCGGGCACAGCCGGGCTGGGCGCCGGTCCGGAGGGCTGCGGCTCGGGGTCCGGGGCGTTGTCGCGGCGGCAGACCAGCGCGGCGGGGTCGTCCGCTGGCCGCAGGCTGTACCCGGCGGGGCACGTCTGCCCGTCGCGCCCTGCCGGTCCCGCTGGACCGGCGGGGCCCGTCTTGCCGTCGGTGCCGGCGGGCCCTGCTGGACCGGCCGGGCCCGCGGGTCCAGCAGGGCCCGGTGGGCCGGTGACCGTCGCCCCGGGCGGTCCGGTCACCGCGGCCCCCGGCGGCCCGGGAACCGCGTCCGGTGTCCGGCCGTCCCGCCCAGGCGGCCCCGTAGCCCCTCGCTCGCCCGAAGGGCCCGGCGGGCCAGGCGGCCCGGGGACGGGGACCGGGACCTGGGATCGGTCCGGCAGGTCCTCTACCGCGTGGGTCGGGTCCGGTGCCGCCGGTGTGCCGCCCCGTGCGGTGATCTGCGCGCGCAGGACCCGCACATCACCGGCCAGCGTGCTGACCGCGGTTCCGCGCCGGTTGGCCTCGTCTGCCAGGTCGGCCGCGCGCCGATCGGCCGCGTTGATCCGCAGCCACACCAGCACCACCGCCCCGGACAGCACGAGCAGCACGGACGTCAGCGCGAGCGGGCGCCAGCGGCGGGCGAAAATGTCGGCTCGGCGATGCGTCGTCACTGCGGGTCCCCTCCCAGGGCCGTGATCCGGGCGCGCAGCTGCGTGTTCTCTGCGGTCAGCGTGTTGATCTCGCCCTGCAACGCGGCCTTGTCGGCCCGTTCGCGGGCGAGCTCGGCGTACGCGGCAGCCAACTGCCGTTCGTTCTCGGCGAGCTTCGTACGGAGGTCGGCGCGCTCCTCCTGGAGCTCGTTGACGAGTCCGCCGTACCCGGTCATGACCGCACCGCTGTGGTTGACGCGCTGTTGGCCGCGGTGCCCGTACACGGCTGCGGCCGCTGCTGCGAGCCCGCGCCGGGCCGGTCATCAGATGCTGGTCGGGCCGCGCGGGGTGTCCGTGGTGGCGACGGTCTCGGTGATGCCCGGGCCCTCCGTGCCACCGCTGGTGACTATCGCCGTCAGCAGGGCGAGCACGGCGGCCAGTCCGCCGACGGACAGGGCCTGTCCCCAGTCGACATCCACGATGCCGAGACCGTCGCCGCCGGCGACCGCCAGGACCGCTTGCGCGTACGTGCGGATCATCCGCTCGGCAGTGGCTTTCCAGAATGCTGCGGTGGTCATGATGGACCTCTTTCTGCTGGTCAGGTGGTGACGGTGAAGCCGTGCATACGGCCGAGGGCGGTCAGGGTGGCCTTGCCGGGGATGCCATCGGCGTCGCGGCCGCGGTATCCGCGCCGCTGCTGGTACAGCGCGTACGCGGACTTGGTGGCGGTCCCGAAGTGCCCGTCCGCGTAGCCCGGCGCCAGGAGCCCCTCGGCGACCAGCGCGTCCTCGAGGACACGGACACCCGCGTACGACACGGGGGTGCCCTTCTTCGGCGGGTCGGTCTTCGCCGCCGAGATCACCTTCGACAGGGACACCACCGTGGTCGCGGCCGCGCCCGTCGGTAGCTTCAGCACCTGCCCCGCACCGATCCGGTCGTCCTTGATGCCGTTCAGCTCCACCAGCACGGCGACGCTGGTCTTGTGCGCGGCGGCGATCTCGGAGAGGGAATCCCCGTCCCGCACCGTGTACGTCCCGCTCCCGGCCGCCGGCGGCGTGGCCGCCTTGTACTTGGGGCGGCCGAACCCGGCGATCTGCCCGACCGTACGGACACGCCGCGCGCACACCGACGCCGTGTTCCCCTCGATCGTGTAGACGTACTGGCCCTTGACGTCGGTGATGATCCCGACGTGGTCGATCGCGGCGATCGAGGAGGTGCCCGCCCAGTCGAAGAACACGATGTCTCCGCGCCGGATGCCGCTCCGGGCGATGCCGTTGGTCATCGCCGTCCACTGGCCGGCCGTCTTGAAGCGCTGCGCGTGGGCGACGGTGTACGCGTAGTCAGTGCCGAACAGGACGCTCTCGCGCTCCCCGGCCTGCGTCGCCCAGTACGTGATCGCGGCGTTGCACCAGGGGAAGTTGTAGGCGAACGTCGCCCCGTTCCGCTCCCGGTACCACTGCTGTATCGCGTTGGGGGTCCGCAGCCCGATCGACTTTTCAGCCTGCGTGATCATCCCTTCGAGGCTCATGCGCTCTCGCTCCCCTCGGCACTGGCCGGCGCCTGGGTGGGCGGCTGCTCCTGGTCGTCGTTCTCGTCCGGTTCGGCGGCCGCGGTGTCGGCCTGGCCGGTTCCGGTGTAGTAGCCGGCCATGTCCGGCGGCCCGTACTGCGCGGCGAGCAGCTGCTCCTCGTCGGTGACGGTCGGCCCGTTCCCGGTCGCCGCCAGGTGCTGGGCTTGTTCGGTCTGGTCCTCGGGCCGGTCAGGGACCGGCCGTTCGGTGTCACCCATGGGTGAGCCTCCTTCTGGGCATGGAAATGGCCCCGGGCCGGGTGGCTCGGGGCCTGCGGGTGTGGTGTGCGTCAGCCGGTGTAGGCGTAGGCGAGGATCGCGGCGCCGGAGAACACGGCGGCGGTGAACACGGAGCCGGTGACGGTGGGCGGCGTGGTCTGACCGCTGTTGGTGGCGCCGAGCCCGGGCGCGGTCGCGCCGCCGGCGATGAGCCGCCCCTCACCCATCAGGGACGGGGGCGTGGTTCCGGCGATCATCACGCCGAGGTAGTGCAGCCCGGTGTACGTGGTGGTGTACGACGTGGCGGTGCCGGCCGTGGTCTGCGCGATCGCCAGAGTCTTGGTGGTGGCCGCCGCCCAGGCCGCCGTTGTCGCGTCGGCCGTCCTGGCGAGCGCCACCCGGTTGGAGTCGTGCAGGGTGAACCACTGGTTCGTCAGACCACTGCCGCTCGTGTTGCCGGCGACGAACGACAGGTTCGCGACGACGAGGCCCTTCGGGAGCCAGATCGGGACCAGGTAGAGCCATCCCGTGGCGGGCTGTGCCTCACCGCCGCACCGCAGGCGCGAGGTGGTCTCGTACCGTCCCGGCGGCGTCATCGCCGCCTCGAGCGCCGGGACAGGGGTGATGTCCCGGTCCACCACGTTGTTGCCGGGCAGCGCGGTCATGCCGCCGGGCCCGGTGACCGGCGCGGCGGTAGAGGTGACGATCGCCGCGGTGGTCGACCAGCTGTTGCCGGAGAGGTCGTTGTTCGTGATGGTGCAGTCCGTCGCCGTGCCGGTCAGCGACACCCCGTTGGCCGTCGTGCCGCCGCCTTTGAGGACCTTGTTGCTGGTGATGTGGCAACCGGCCTGCGAGACGCGGATGCCGGCGACGGCGGCCGCGCGGATCCGGTTGCCGGAGACGAGCGCGGACGACCCGGTACGGCCGTCCGTACCGCCGCCCACGACGATGCCGTGGTTGCTGCCGGTCGTGTCAACCACGTTGTCCGTAACCGATGCAGCTGTGCACCCCGCGACGTTGATCCCGTTGGACGACGTGCCGCGGATGGTGTTCCCGGTGAGGCTGGCACCGTCGGAGTACTGAGGGAACAGGCCCGTCGATTGCACGCCGTCGACTAGGTTCCCGGCCACGACAACCCCGGGGGTGTTCTGGGCCTGGATGCCGTTCGCCGTGCTGCCGGCCGTCCCCCGGATCACGTTGTCGCTGATGACGACGTCGGTGATCGGCGCGGTGTCGTAGCCGAGGACACGGATCCCGCTGTCCGCCTGCGCGCCCTCAACAATGTTGTCGCTGATGGTGATGGCGTAGGAGGTGTAGACGGTGCCGGGGCTCGGCACCGACACGTAGATCCCGCTGTTCGTGGTGTTCCGGATGATGTTGCCGCTGATGATGGCCCGCCGCCAGCACCACCCCTGGATCCCGCTCTCCAGCGCGCCTTCGATCACGTTGTCGCGGATGACGATGTTCTCGAAGTAGTTTCCGGCGACCTCGGCGTGCGAGCCGATCGCCCGGCCGAACGTCCCGAGCCTGGCAGACGGCCCGAACCAACAGTCGCTGACGATGATGTTCTTGCACGGGGTCCCGTCGTAGGCGGGGATGCTGGAGGATCCGGACTTGGCGATGTCGATCTGGATCGCCTCGGACGAGAGCCGGGAGCCGTTGCCGGAGTTGTCGCGGAACCCCTCGAAACGGCAGTTCAACGCGCGGCCGCCGTCGACTGCGTTGAACTCCAGGGCGTGCGCGGAGCTCGTGTCGAGGAACACGGCGTCGCGGACCAGGACGTCCTTGCAGTGGATGAAGCATGCGATGTTGGTGGTGCCGGTGACCAGCCCGGAGCCCGCGCCGTCGGCCGCGTTGCCGTCCCAGACGCCGCCGTACACGGCGATGCGGGAGTGGCCGGCGTAGCCGGTGAACGAGTCGTCCGGCATGAAATTCCGGAGCACGCCCCTGTTCGGGTGGATGGACCGGATGGTCGCTCCGTACGCCCAGACCGTCGTCTTCGCCTTCACCACGAGGAAGATTCCGACGCCGTAGGTGTAGCCGCCGGGCATGAGGACGATGCCGCCGCCGGCCGCGTAGGCGGCGTCCAGGGCGGCCTGGATGGCCGGGGCGTCATCCGTTACCCCGTCGCCCTTCGCCCCGTACGTCAGCACGTTGAAGATGCGCTGACCGGAGAGGTCGACCTGGCCGGCTCTCAGGGTGCCGGGGGTGGACAGGACACCGCGCCCGGTGCGCTCGAGGAAGGTGTCACCTGGTCCTGATCCGGGGCCCCAGGTCTGGCGGCCGTCGGCGGTGATCCGCCATCGGTCGTCTGCCTCTCCGGCGACGCCCGACGCGACCGCGAGCGTGTCGGAGGTGGCCGCGGACACCCGGACAGCCCCGGTAAGCGTCCCGCCCGTCTTGTCGAATTTTCCTTCGAGTTGGTCGAGTGCTCCGGTGGCTGCCTCGCGTGCGGCCTGGTACCAGCGGACCGGTTGCCCGGCGGCGTCCAGGTACTCGTACTCGATCGCTGTTGGCCCGTCGGCCTTGAACGTGCGGATCGCGCCCGGGGTGGGGCTGCTGGCCGGGTTGGAGCGGAGCTGGCCGACCGGCGTGACCCCGTCCGCCTCATACAGTGCCGTGATGAGCTCGCCGGTGCCGGCGACGCGGACGAGGACGGGCCAGTCGGGGACAACGTCGCCGGTGACGGTGGTCAGGACGTCGGACGGTGTCCCGCCGTAGGTGTACATCGCCATGGTCGCGTCCTTCGTCAGTCGAGCCAGTAGTAGCCGGACAGGTCGATCCAGGGGACGCCTGTGCCGTCCTGCGAGTACCACAAGATGTCGCCTATCCCGCCGGTGGAGGTGTTGGACGCGGGGCCGAGGCATTCCAGGCGGCCGGCGCCGACGACTGGGTCACCGGTCAGGCCGGATCCGCCTACCCACGAGCCGTACACGGTGGGGCGGCAGTCCTCCGGGACGGAGGCCACTTTGACACCAGAGACGGGGAAGACTCCGCCGTCGACGCGCTGCAATCGGCCGCGTAGGTGGACCTGTTTGCCGACGATGCGGCACTGGGGTGCGAACTCCGCTCCCTGGTAACCGGCTGCCGGTGTGACCGCGCGCCACGCGGCCAGCGGTTCGGAGATCGTGGCCCAGGTGTTGGCGGTGGCGGAGGTCTTGAGCCAGAGGGATCCGTCCTCGGCGGACACCGCGGTGTGGAGGGCGGCCCCGGCGTAGAGACTGTCCCGCTGGGCGCGGTTGGTGACGTGCTGGATCAGGTGCGGGTCGATCGCGCCGGCGAGGTCGGCGAGCGCTCCCGGCCCGACGGGCGCGTCGCCTCCGGCCGGGACGGGCAGCTGGGCGTATCCGATGGTCGGCATCGGTCCTCTTTCAGGCTGAGTAGCGGATGGTGATCGCGCCGCCGGTGACGGACATGTAGTCGGTGCGGCCGGAGGCGGAGATGGCCAGGCCGCGCGCGGTTCCGTTGGCCAGGGCTGTGCGCCAGGCGGCGGGCAGCGTCGCCGTCCCCCGGGCCCCGACCGACAGGCGCAGCAGTTCCTCCGGTCCGGCGCCGAGGGCGAGCTGCCCGGACGGCTCCGTCGCAAAGCTGTGCAGGTACAGGTGCAGCGGTCTCTTCGCGTTGAAGCCGGAGCCGCGCGCCCGGGTGAACTGGACGGTCATCGAGGAGACGGTCTTGCCGGCGCAGGCGGCGGCGATCCGCATGCCGTAGAACCAGCCACCGCGCCGGTCGCCGCGGCCGTTCCAGTCGCCTTGGGTGGGGTTGGCGGCGTAGTCGTCGGGGCGGCCCGCGCGCCAGGACCCGGCCGAGGTGGGGGTGATGGTGACCGGGCTCGGTGCGCGCGCCGGCGGCACGGGCGGCGGCGGGTCGGTGACCGTGCCGAGCTGGAGGTACAACTCCACCTTGCCGTCTGCGGTCTTGCGGGCGTGGAGGGTGGTGCCGGTCTGCCAGCCGGGCCCGTCGGGTGCGGTGGTGCCCCAGGTGACCGCGCGCACGACCTGGAGGTCGGCGGCGACGTCCCCGGCGATGTCCCGGACCTCGGCCTCGGACGCGCCGCCCGGGTCGTCACCGAGGCGCCAGACGACGACCGGGCGGGATCCCTGGGTGACGGCGACCCAGTCGCCGGCGGCGCGGTTGCGGTAGGAGTCGGCGCACGGGATGTCGAGCAGCAGTTCGTCCCCGACGCGGAGGTTGACGCCGCGGTCGGTGACGCCGTCGATCTGAGCGGAGCGAGTACGGATCCCGCCCGGGGTGTTGCTGGTGGCGGCCAGGGCGGCGCCGAGATCGGCGGCCGGATCGGACGTCATGTGAGCCTCCTGGCGGTCGTCCGGGTGGTGCAGGACTGCGTGGCGGCTCCGAGGGTGTAGGGGCAGGAGTCCACGACGTGCCGCTGCCACTCGCCGGGCCGCACCTCCACCTCCACCACGTCCCCCGGCTCCAGAGCCGGATTGCATGCCGCGGTGAAGCTGAGCGACGCCTGGATGCCGAGGGAGTCGGCGAGGCGGGCGCGGCCGACGTCGTAGCCCTGCCCGGTGGAGGTGATGAGCGGGGAGGCGTAGCGGGCCGAGCGGATCCGCACCCCCGTCAGGCCCTCGCGCTGCGGCGCGAGCGGGTCACCGACCGGATCGGGCCCGGCGTAGGTGAGGCTGCCTGGGTCGGAGTCCCAGACGTAGACCGGGCCGACCGCCGGCGCCCCGTCCCCACCATCCCCGCTGATACTCCACAGGTTCACCAGGCCCTCGGCGGACTCCTGCTCGGCGGGCTCCACCAGGGCGGTGCCGTAGGGGATGCGCCAGACGACCGGAGCGTTCAGCGTCGGCACCGGCCCGTAGGTCGGGATACCGGCGGCGTCGGCGTACAGTTCGGCGGCGAGCGCCGCGGCGATCCCGGTGTCCGTACCGGAGGAGTCCGTCCCCCCGGCCAGGGCCGCCCACCGGTCCTCGTCCACCACCCACCCCGGCAGCGGCGTGTCCGGCGCGATCCCGGCCAGCCACGCCACCGGCACCCCCGGCAGCGCCTCCCCGATCAGCGTCTCGGCCAGGGCCCGGGCGGTGTCCGGGCCGACCGTGCGCGGCGTCGGCAGCCGCGCCGCCCGCAGCACGTCCTCCCGCCCCAGCAGCTCGAGGGTGGCGCCGTGCCGGGTGCGGGTAAGCCGGTCCACCACGTACACCCCGGCCTGGATCCACTCCACGTCCGCGCGTGGCGCCTGGATCCCCTGGAACAGCCTGACCTGCGTGGAGACGGTGTTGATGCCGCTCCGGCCGAGGGGGATACCGATCAGGTCGACGCCGGCGGAGTAGCGGCACTCCGCGGTACGGTCCGGCCGCACCTCGCCCCCAGCCACCGCCGGCACGGGCAGCCACGTCCGCCCGCCGTCCGGTGACCAGTCCGCCCGGGCCGGCCGCCGCGCCGCCCCCGCGCACGCGGCCAGCGCGGCCGGAGAGATCGGCAGCATCAGGTGATCCCGTCCGTCGACAACGCCGCCCAGCTGCTGTAGCTCGCCGCGACCGCGTCCCACGTCGCGAAACGGCGTGCGACCTCGTCCCAGGACCAGCCCGGCATCCGCATCGGCGCACCGCCGGTCGCCGGCCGGGCGATCGGCTGGATGGTCCAGGAGAACTGGTAGCCCTCGGAGGATCCGAGCCGCCCCGTGGGTGTGGGGCCGGTGATGTCGCCGGGCACGAAGTACGCGTCCGGGGCCAGGTAGCCGGGCCGTGTCTGGGCCAGCAGCACCCCGGAGCGCAGCAGCGCGCGTACCCGGTCGACCTGCTCGGGCGGTACGTCGATCGTGACCGGGTAGGTTTCCGCGGCGTGTTCGTCGTAGGCCACGACCCGGTACGGGCTGCCGGGGATCTCGGCGATGTCCTGGCGGCCGGCGGCGGCCGGGCCTGGCCACTCCACGAGCATGGCGCGCAGCGACAGGCCGGGCTGGTCGAGGCTCTTGATCCACAGGTCGCGGTCGTCGCCCGGCTCCGGGGCGGGCACGGTCACGGCCAGCGCCGATGACGGGCCGGTCGTGCCGTCGGCGTACTCGGGGACGGCTGTGTACACCACCGGCACCCCCAGTGGTGCCTCATGGTCGTACGCCGTCCCGGCCCCGCCGAGCGCCCACGCCGGATCGGCTGAGCGCACCGGGACCGGTCCGGCCGCGCCGGGGTCGGTGCGGGTGATCCGTACCCGGCGCACGTCCGCTGCCCCGGGAAGGGGTGTCCCGGCCCGGTAGTCGACGGCCAGCACCACCCCGGCCCACTCGTCCTGCACGGCGGCGAGCCACTGGTCCGGGCTGGTCACCCGCACCGGCGGCTCCACCTGCGGCGCCGACGGATCCACGATCAGCGGCATCCGGTTACCCCCTTGCTCCTGCGCGCTTGCGACTGATGACCTTGCTCAGGCCCTTGTCGACCCGCAGGTCGATCCGGGTATCGAGCTGTGTGCCGTCCTCGAGGACCAGGGCGACCGTCCGGCCGTCGAGCGCGGCCAGCACCGCGGCGATCACATCCGCGATGTCGGTCCGTCGCGAGGACACCGGCACGACCGCACCGGAGGGGACCGCGGCCGCGCCGACACGGGCGGCGGTCCGGCCGACGGCGGGCAGCGTGCTCGCCATCCCCGCGACCACCCCCGCCCCCACATCCGCGCCCGCCGCCTCACCCTTCCGGGAGGGCGAGTGAGCGTCGATGCCCTTCTTCGACCGGATCGCTTTGATCGCCTTGTCGCCCAGCCGGGTCATCGCGGCCTGGATGGCTTTCTCCTGGCCGATCAGGCCGGTCAGGAAGCCCTTGGCGGCCATGGTCCCGGAGTCATACATCAGGTCGGCCATGGCGTTGCCGTAGCCGGTGGCGAGCTTCCCGCCCGAGGCGACCAGAGCGTTCAACTGCTTGATGTCCCCGCCAGTCGCCCGCGACACCAGCCCGGCCAGCTCCGACTCCGGACCCAGCTCGGCCAGTTGACTGATCAGCGCTTTCGACGCGCCCCGCTTCTGCGCGGTGGCGATCGCCGACTGGAAGGCTTTCACCGTGTCCTGCCGGGACTTCAGCCCGGCGATCACGTCCCCGACCGAGGTCGCGCCGTTCACGGTGGACAGGGCCAGGAAGTCGTTCACCGACTTGGTTTTGTCCGCCGCGTAGCCCTTCGCGGCCGTGATCTTCGAGCTGATCGCGTCGCGCTGCTTCGCCATCGCCTGAAGCTGCGTGGACGCCTTCGACGTCGCGGCGACCATGGACTGGCCGGCCTTCCCCGCCGCCCGCAGATCCTTGGTCAGCTCCCCGGCGGCCTTCGCGATGTCAGCCGCGCTACCGGTCAGCGACTTCTTGAACGCCGTGAGGTCCGCGGGGAGCTCGCTGCGGGCCTTGGCCTGAGACTTGGCCAGCGCGGCCGCGCGAGCTTTCGCGCCGCTGGTGCCGGAGGCGAAGCCGCGCAGCAGCCCCATGCCGGCGGCCATCCGCATCGAGGTGGGCGAGTCCCACACCGTGGCCCCGCCCGCCCCGAACCTCACCAGCTCGGGGCCGCGTTCGCCGACCCACGCGACCTCGCCCGCGCGGGGCCGGCCGCCGTCGGCGTACCCGCCGGGCCGGTTGTACGCCGCGGACAGGCTGCCGTACCGCGCGAGTGCGTACCGCATGGACGCGTAGATGTTGGCGAGCGGGTCGTAGATGCCTCGTGAGCGGAGCGAGCCGGCGTAGGCGTTGAACGTCGCTCCGATGGTCTGCATCAATCCGCGTGACGGGTCGCCGTTCTTGGCGTTGATGTCCCAGTTGTTGATCGCGCGCGGGTTGCCGCCACTCTCCTGGTTCATGCGCCGCAGCACGGTCTGGAGGAGTGAGGCGGGCTGGCCGACCATGCGGAGGGCCTGGAGGACGACGGGCGCCCACCGTTGGACGCCGGAGCCGCCGATGTTCCCGCTGCCGCCGGAGCCTTCGCCGATCAGCTTGGTGACCATGGACTTGATGCCGTCCACGGCCAGGTGCGGCACCCGCGCGATCGCCTTGCCCCACTTCCCGCCGGTGATCCCGGAGAGTTTGCCGAGGACCGGCTTGAACAGGCTGGTCATGGCCTTGCCGGGGTTGGTCAGGAAGTCGACCGCCCCGCTGACCGCTCCGGTGACCTTGCTGACGGCCTTGCCGCCGAGGTCGCGCAGGGAGCCGATCACGCCGCCGTCCGCCATCAGCTGTGTGCCGGCCGCCGCGTGAAGGGCGAGTGCGCGCCGCCGGTAGCGGGGGTCGGTCGGGATGACGTACTCGGGGTGCGCGGGGTTACCCTCACCGACGATCGCTGTGGGCCGGTTGTAGATGCCCGGCTCGGTGCCAACGGTCCCGCCGCGCGCGAGCAGCTTGACCTTCTTCAGCTTGTGCTCGTCCAGCCCCACCCACCCGGCGATGCTGTTCCACGCCTTGAGTAGACCGTTATTCCAGACGGTCCCCAACACGAAGTTGACCGGTGTCTTGGCCGCGTCCTTGATGCCCGCCCAGGCTTTCTCCACAGCCTCCTTGGCGACGCGGAACGAGTTCCCGATGGTGCCGACCACGGACTTGAGCCGGTCGAAGATGGGCCGGATGCCGTTGTTCCAGACGCCGGCGATTGTCGACTTGATGCCGTTCCAGACCGGGCTGATGACCTTGTCTCGCAGCCAGGTGAACACTGGCCCGAGGGTGGAGCGCAGAAACGAGCTGACGGTCACCAGGACGGGCCGGATCCCGGCCGTCCACGCCACGGAGATCGCCGTCTTGATCCCGTTCCACACGGGCTTGACGATCGTGTTGTAGAGCCAGGAGAACGCGAGCCCGAGGGTCTTGCGGATGACGGCGGCGCCGACCTCGAGGACCGGGCGGATCACCGACCACGCGGCGGTGATCGCCGTGCGGATCCCCGACATCGCCGGACTCACGGCGTTGGTCCACAGCCACATGAACGCGGATCCGACCGCGCTGGCGACGGTGCCGACCGCGCGGCCGAACGAGACGACCCCGCCGACAACGGACGTCAGCACGCCGATCGCCGTGCCGAGCACGGAGAACACCGTGGAGAAGACGGGCCCGACGAAACGGATGAGGGCGGGCACGACGAATCCGATGATCTTGGCGGCCATCTGGCCGAGCCAGGACACCACCGTCGTCACCACGGAGATCACCGGCTGTGCGCGTGTGACGAGTTCGGAGAGCTTGGCGCCGATCATCTGGACGGCCGGCACGACCCGCTGCTGCACGAAGTCGGCGACGGACCGCAGGATGGGTTGCAGCGCGGTCATGAACGCGGAGTGCACTTTGATGATGGCGGGCCAGACGGTGCCGCCCAGGATGGACGCGATCCGCCCGAACAGCCCGAAGATCGTGGTCAGGACGCCGCCGGCCAGGTTGGTGAACGCGGGCAGCAGCCGCGTCGACACGACGTTCCACACGCCGGACAGGGCGGGCACGAGGCGGGCCTGCACCAGGTCGGCCAGACTGCGTGCGGTCAGCCCGATCCGCTCCATCACCCCGGCGAACCCGGACGAGGTGACGTCGTCGCCACCGGCCTTGAACGCCGCGAACATCGCCTTCACGCCGCCGCCGACCTCGTCGGACACGACGCGCGCGGCGAGCCCGATCCGCTCGAACACACCGGCCAGCCCGGACGAGGTGACGTCGTTTCCGCCGGCCTTGAAGGCCGCGCCCATCGCGGTGACCGCGCCGCGCACGATCTTCAGCGGTGGGGCGACGGCGGTACGGACGATGCCGCCGAATTTGGTGAGGGCGGGGATGACGTAGGTGCCGACGACGCCGACCAGGCCCTGCATCGCCGTGCGCTTGAACTGGTCGATCCTCGAGCTGGCGTTGTCGCGGAGGGACTTGCCGGCCTGGTCGGCGGCGCCTCCGATCTTGCCCAGCCCCTGGGCGGCGGTGTCCAGGTCCATGGAGTACAACGCGCGACCCATGTCCTCGGCCTTGGTACCGAACAGGCCGACGGCCGCGGCCTCTCTGGCCACGGGGTCTTTGATGGCGCGGAGGCCGTCGAGGACCTGGCCGAGACCTTCGCGAGCGGACGAACCGCCGCGGGCGATTTTCGCGGTCATCTGCTCGGCGTTGAGGCCGATCGCCTGGTACGCGGTCGCCGATGTCTTCGACCCGTCGACCGCCCGGATCGAGAACTCCTTCAAGGTGTCGGCGGCGGTGTCGGCGTCGCGGGCGCCGCCCTTGAGTGCCTGCGACAGCAGCCCCATGGACGACGACGCGTCCAGGCCGAGCTTGCGGAACTGGGTCGGGTACTCCGAGTACGTGTCGAGGAGGTCTCCGGCGACGTTGACACCGGCCTGCGTGCCCTTGGTGAGGACGTCCAACGCTCCGCCGGCGTCTTTCACCAGACCGGTTTTGATCATGGTGCCGACGGCGCGGCTCGTCTTGCCGAGGTCCTCGCCGAGGATGTTCGCGACGTCCGCGATCCGCGTGCCGAGCTGCGTGATCTGCTTGTCCGTCGCGCCGGTCGGCAGCAGCCCCTGCTGCATGATGTTCTTGATGGCGTCCGCGCCGGACTGCACATCGTCCACCACCGCCGTGGTGTACAGCTTCCCGGCGAGGCGTCCGTAGCGCTGCGCGTCCTTGCCGCTGGCGCCGAGCTGCGCGGCGAGACGGCCCTGGATCTTCCCCTGGTCCAGGGAGTCGGTGAACGCCTTGGTGAACAGAGCGGCTCCGGCGATGGCGACGCCGGCGATGCCGGCCTTGACGGCGCCGCCCATGCCGCCGAGGAACCCGCCGCCGGAGTTCCGGCCTGCGGACTGGCCGGCCGAGGCCGACGGCGCGGCGATCTGCTGCTGCAGGGCCGCGCCGAACCCGCGTGTCTCCGGGACGATCGACACGTAGCCGACCCCGACCTCAACCGGCATGGTTCAGCCCCCTTCCGGTGGACTCGGTTTCGTCGGGGGCAGCACCATGCGGTTGATCCGCTCGAACGCTTCCCGTGCCTCGACTCGGCGGGTGGTGTCGGCGGCCGCCTTCTCCTCGGGCACCGGATCGCCCGGCCGCCATACCGGCTCGGGCCACGGCGCTGCCGGCTGGTCCTCGCCGCGGTTCGCGTTGATGAGCACGGTGAGGATCTGCTGGAGGAGATCGGTGTGGTCGGCGGCGGCCCAGTCCCGCTGGGTCCAGTGGTGGCCGGCCTGAGCGCGCGCGGCCGCGCCGTCCGGAGGCAGGCCCTCGACCATCACCCGCAGCCACCGCAGGCTGATCCGGCCCTGCCAGAAAGCGGTCAGAGGACCGCCCGGCCCGTAGCCGTGGTAGTGGTGGGCGAGGTCCGCCTCGACCGCCTCGGGATGGTCGCCCAGGACATCGAGCACGCTGTACGTCACGTACTCGGTGTCGTCGTCCTGGGCGTCCCCTCCTACGCCCGGGGCGGCTTGTGCTTTCCCACCGTGTCCTGCATCTCGTTGCGGGCGGCGACGTACACGAGCATGAGCGACTGGGCGTCGCCGCCGCTCTTGACGAACGCGTCCCACTGGTCGCCCAGGAGGATCTTTCCGGTGTCCTCGTTGCCCTTCGCGGCGTCGACCTGAGCACCGAACTCATCACTGGTGAACATGGGGTGCGGGAAGGTGTAGATCTTCCCGTCGTCCGTCTCGACCTCGACGAACTCGCCGCCGACCGCCTCGGCGTACGAAGCCTTGACGGCGGACAGACGGTAACGGGCCTTTCCGGGCTTGGACATGGTGTCTCTCTTTCTCGGGTGAGCGGCGGGTGAGCATCAAAGAGGGGCGGGGGACGGTGGGGCTCACCCAGAACCGCCGTCCCCCGCCCCGTACATGGGTGGGCTGGTGGTTACGGGGTGGCCATGGCGCGCCAGCCGGGGCCGTCGACCCACTCCTTCTCGGCGGTCTTGAGGACCGGGTCCCGGAACGCCTGGACGGTGACCGGCCACTGCGTCTCCGAGCTACGCGCCCACTGCTGGTCGTCCTTGGAGGTGACCCGGCTGCGCGGGTAGTGGCGGACGATGTAGATCTCCAGCCCGTTGTCGGCGTAGTCGACGCCGATCGCCAGCAGCCGGTAGTACGGCGTCCTGGGCACGGCCGGGCGGGTCATCGCCCACGCCTCGCCGATCTCCGGCAGGGCGTCGGCCCCGGACAGCGGCAGCCCCCTGTACATGGACACGGCCGCCGAGTTGGTCTCCTGCGGTACGTACTGCGCCGTCAGGACCTCGGTTTCGACGTCGGACCGGGTCGGCTCCACGGACTGGGAGCTGGTGACGTCGACCATGGACAGATCGGTGGTGAAAGTGATCCCGTCGTCCGTGGTGTACCCGATGGGTACGTAGCCGGCCGGGAGGGCCGCGAGGGTGCCGTCCGCGGTGACGAACGGCGCGGTGACGGCGGGCGCGGTGTAGTCGGCGGCGTAGATCACCTGGACCAGCTGCTTGCGGATCAGGTCGGTACGGAGCCCGTCGTCCAGGACGGGCGGGGGCGGGGTGCTCATGGCTCCTCCAACAGGCAGCCCCCGGCACCAGAGAGGCGCGGGGGCGAGGGGACAGGGATTCAGGTCAGGGCGCGGCCGCGGACGGACATCTCCACGGCGAACGCGTACCTCGGTAGCGAGGTGTGCGGGTCGGGCAGCAGGTTCGGGCCGCCGACCTCGGCCAGGTCGTAGACGGTCACCCCCGGCGGCTGCCGCCCCGGGACGGCGAATGTCAGCGCCCGCACGAGCTGCACCAGGTCCCATGCCGTGCCCTCGTCGGGGGCCCAGCAGTGGATATCCAGGCGGGCCCGGTCGGTGATCAGGTCCTGGCGGGCGCCGCCGATCCGGCCGACTGTCACGAACCGGGCGGGCCGGTCGTCCGGGACGCGGGTGGCGACGTGGACCGGCTCGGCGCGGGTGGCCAGCTGCGCGCGCACGTACCGCACGTACACCTCCACCGCGTCCGGATAGGCGACCGGGGCCGGGGCGGGGGGCATCAGTCGGTGCCGCGGGCGCCGTCGAGGCCGCGCAGCAGCGCCGCCCGGGAGACGGCCGGATCATCGGCCGCGTAGTCACCGATGACCGCGCCGCGTACGCGACGGTCTTCGGTCTGGACGTCCGTGCGGAACTGCCCGCCGCCCGCCGAGGCCGAGCTGGCGGCGGTTTCGGCGGCGCGGGTCTTCCGCTCGATCAGCCCCCGCGTCTCCTCGCTTTTGAGGAAGCCGGCGATGTTGCGCCGGTTCGGCACGAACCTCACACGCGCCATGACGGTTCACCCCTTCACGTACTTGAGTCGGATCTCGTAGTGGTGGAGCTCGGCCGGTTCATACGCGGGTGCGGCCGGCCCGATCACCTCGAAGGTGAGTGGCCCGTGGTGGATGCGGTCCTGGCCGTGGACGGTGAGCTCCTGGCCGTCCACGTCGACCGGGTTGCAGATCATCAGCCACTCGCCGATCTGCGCGTCGCGCTGGTCGGTGTCCTCGCTGCCGGTGTTCTGCTGCATCCACGCCTGCACCCCCGAGCGGGTCGACGCGGTCCAGTCGTTCACGGTGTTGCCGTACCGGTCCGTGGTGGTGCCTGGGTGCTCGACCTGGACCAGGTGTGGCAGCAGATCGTCGCCGATCACCAGAACCACCGAGGCCGGCAGTCCGCCGGATCGTCCCGCCACCCCGGGAGCCCCTGGTCAGCCAGGCTCACGGTGTAGGCGGCGTCCGCGTCCGGGTCGGATCCCTCCGGCTGGAGCTGTTCTTTCTCGTCGTCGGTGAGGTAGAGGCCGCCGTCCTCACCGAGCGACTCGCTGTACTGGCCGATCGTGCGCTGCCGGTAGCCGCCGGGGTTGGCCATGACGCGGCGGACGACAGCGACGCAGATCGCCCGCAGTGTCTCCTCGTCGGGTGTGTGCCCGGTGGGGATGTGGCGGCGCATCAGCGCGGACGCGTCCTCCAGATACGCCACGACCTGCGCACGGCGCCGCCCCGCGAGAGTGGCGCCCGACCGGGCCTCGTAGTCCTCGACCGTCGCGAACGCCACCACCGGTTACTCCTTCGGCGGGTCGGGGTCGAGAACGCCGGCGGCCTCACAGGCGGCGATGATGTCGTCCCGGCTCGCATCGGCGGCGACCTCGACATCCTGGTCCTGGGCGAACTGCTGCCACGCCTCCTTCGTGGCGCCCTTCCCGGTACGGGGCGGCGCCTGGCCCTCTCCGCCGCCCTGACCGGCCGGAGCCGGCGGGCTCTCCTGGCGGCCGCTGCCGTCGTCCTGACCGTCGGTGGCCTCGGGGCGGGGCCGGTCGGTCCAGGCATGCGCGCCGATCCGGCGGGCCACCGCCGGCGGAACTGTGTCGTCGGGCCCGTAGGGGATGCCGTCGACATGCACGTAGGTGATCAGTCGCTTGGTCATGCCAGCACCTGTGCCTTGAACGTGAGGTTCGGTTCGCGCAGGACCGGGATGCCGACGGCGGCCGCGTGCGTCCACAGGCGGACGGGGTCCTTGGTCTTCCATGTCGCGGCGACGATGCCGGGCTGGTCGCCGGGCTGGAGCGAGTAGTCGTCCTCGAGGGCCTCGGCCGTGGTGCCCAGGAGCGTGGCGCCCAGGTCGGTCGGCGTTGCGGCGGTCGGCGTGCCCGGCTCGGGAAGCAGCGCGATGGCGTTGCCCGGCGTGATCCGGGTGGCGACGCCGTCGACCTTGACCCGGGCGTCGTAGATCTCGATCGGCGGCAGGCCCATGGAGGCGAGCACGCCGTTGACCTGATCGTTCGTGGCCATCGGGGCGGTGCCGGCGGGGGCGAGGGGGTAGACCTGCCGGATCACCTGGTCGCACTGGGTCATGTGCTGGAGGACGGCCTTGGGCATGAGGATCACGGCCGGTGTCTCGCCGTTGGTGTCCTCATACGTCTGCACCCACGACTGGAGGTCGGTGAGTGGGGTGGCGTTCGCGTGGTCGGACCAGAGCACGGCGGCGATGACCGAGTGGGACGCGGTGCGCCCGAAGTCGACGGTGGTCTTCAGCTCGGGCACGGGCACGGCCGCGTTGACGAGTGCGGCGCCGCGGCCGACCTCGAAGCGTGCGGCGATGTTCCGGGCGAGCCGGGCCGCGTCGCGGGCGATGAACGGCAGCGCGTCCTCACGGGTGAGCTTGCGCAGCCGGAGCCGGTCGTACTCGTTGAGGGGGATCTTCTCGCTGATCGGGGGCAGTTCGCCCATGACCTTGCCGATTCCCTCACGGCGGCCGATCTTCGACTCGGTGTCCCACGACCGGTAGGAGGCCGTCTCGGCGAGACCGCCGCCGCCCTTGACGAACTCGTAGGTGATGTCGTCGACTTCGACGTTCGGCAGCCACCGCGACAGGCGGAAGCGGTTGACCTGCTGGTCGGCGAGCGCCGCCCGGATCAGGCCGGTCAGCTGCGTCGGCTCGATGAACTCGGTGTCCAGAACCCAACTCATCTATCTCCCCTTCCTTTTCAGATGAACCGGATCGAACCGGCGACGTCCGCTTTGCCGGCGGCGTCAACGGCCACGGGCAGCCGCGCCTCGCGGACCTTGCCGTGGGTGAACAGCGCGGCTGCCGGGTCGAGCGTGTTGACCGCCGGGGCCTGGACGGCGGAGAACAGGAACCCGATGAGGGTCTCCCTGCCGTCGGACGCGCCCGCGCTGTAGGGGCCGTACTTCCCGCTGGCCGTTACCTGCCCGAGCGGGATCCCGGACTTGAAAAATCCTTCGGGGTAGTGGGTCGCCGGGGTGAACAGCGATGTGTCCAGGACGATCGTCTCGGTCGCCTGGGTGCCGTGCTCCGAGCCGAGCCACGACTGATCGTCGCTGCCGAACTGCTCGGTCCTCTGACTGAGTTCCATGGGTGTGATCCCTCCAGATCAGGTCTTGTCGCCGCCGAGCAGCTGCTTGTACAGCTCCCGGCCCTCGTCCAGGGAGCCGCCCCGGCCGCCGCTGCCGCGCTGGCGCGAGCCCTGGTAGCCGCCGCGCGTACGGCGCCGCGTGTCGCCGCGCCCGTCCCCGCCGCCCGTCTCGCCCTGCCCGCCGTCACCGTCGCCGTCCCCACCGTCGGGCTTCTTCGGCGCGAGCCGGTCGATCAGCTTCGCCAGGCCGTCCTCGTCCACGTCGCCGTTGGCGTCGATGTACTTGGCGAGGTTGACGTCCTCCACGACGTCCGCCGGATTGTCGAGACGGCCGACCGCACCAGCGAGGAACACCTGCCGGGCCAGCATCGACGCACCGCGCGAGCGCTCCTCGGCAACGGCCTTCTTCACCGCTTCGCTGATCGCCTTCTCCGTGTCGGTGGCGTTCGCGGCCTTCAGCTCGTCGCGCTCCCGCGCGGCGTCGGCGTTTTCCTTGGCGCGCTGCTCGTGCTTGCGGGCGAGGTTCTTCCACTTCTCCACCTCGGACGACTCGCCCGTGCCGGGCTTGGTGTCGCTCTTGTCGTCCTTGGTGTCCTTGCTGCCCTTGTCGGGCTTGCCGTCGCCGCCCTTGTCGTCGCTGCCGTCGTCGCCGTCCGCGTAGAACACCGGCGAGAACAGACCGGCCGGGTAGGGGTGCGACCAGCCCGGCGTCTGGACAGAGAGCAGGGGGCGGCGGATACGCGTGTGCATGATGTCTCCCGTGTCGGGTGGGTGAGCAGGGGCAGAGGCGCCGTGTCGGCGCCCTGCGGTCACCGGCCGGGGATGTCGTCCGGGCCGGTGAAACGGTCGCGGCGGACGGCCAGCAGGGGCCCGTACTCGCCGTGCTGCCGGGTGATGATGACGTCCCGGTAGTCGGGGGAGCGGCCGCCGCGGTCGGAAGCCCCGGTGTCCCGGGCGATCGCGTCGTGAGCCTCCTTGAGCAGCTGCTCAGCGATGACCTGCCCGGGGTCCCGGTCACCGGGCAGCGGCTCGGGCTTGCAGTGGCAGCCCGGATGGATCGGCATCAGCTCAGCCACCCGGTACCGCTGCGTTGAGGCGATGGTGCACAGGGCGCAGTTCTTCCCCGACGACAGCCGTCGCCGGTAGAACTTCGCCCCGGCCCGCTCCATGGACTGTCGGGCCGCGTGCGTGCGGGCGAGCTGGAGATCGGTCTCGGTGATGGACAGCAGCCGGGTACGGCCCTGCCCCACCGCGTCCACGAAATCGTGCCCCGCCGACAGCGCCGTCCAGGTCTGCACGAACGGCCGGCGGTAGACCTCTTCCGGCGGCACCCCGCGCAGCTCCTCGGAGAGGGCGACGCCGACCGGGGCGGCCGCGCCGCCGAGCATGTCCGCGATCATCGCGGACAGGTAGGCGTCGGTCAGGGTGCCCATCTGCTGCTGGGTCGCCAGCACCACCGGCAACACCCGCTCGAGAAACAGGGCGGCGTCGGCGTCCCGGTACTCGCCGAGGGAGTCGAACGCGTCCAGCACGAAGCTGATGAGCCGGTCACGCAGACCGCCGGACAGCGCGTCGTACCGGTCCGACAGCGCCGTCTGGAGCGCCTCACCCATCGAGCGGCCCCGCGTCGTCGGGCACGTTCCCGGCCGTCGGCGCCCCGGCGGGGGCCGGCAGCAGGGATGCGCTCAGGAGGGCCTGGGCGGCCGCGCCGGCGGTGATGCGCTTGACCCGGGCCGGTGTCTCGCCCATCTCCTCGGCCACCACATCCAGCGGGTAGCCGATGCTCTTGAGCTTGGTCGCGGCGTCCGCCTTGACGGCGAGGGAGATGTGCGCCGGGTTGGCCCACCGCACCTCGGCCTCGGTGTAGTCCTCGGGGACGCCGGCCTGCGCGGCCGCCAGGGCGAGCACGGTCTCCAGTCCCTCACCGAACGCGGCGATGTGCTCGCGCATCTTCGCCACGTGCAGGATGTCCAGCGCCGAGACGGTGTCCGCGCCGATGTTGATGATGTCGCCCGCGTAGTAGTAGGCCGGGGTCTGCGACAGGATCAGCATGTCCCGCACGTCCGACTGGTGTTCCTTGAGAAACCCGGACAGGTCGGTGGCGTCCAGCTGCCCGAACGATGCTTCCTTCGCCTCGCTCGCCCAGATCGCCGACGGCGACGGAACAAACGGCTGTTCCACCGTCACCAGCCCGGTGGCCGGGTCGGTCTTCTTCGCGAACTTGTGGCCGGTGACGTACTTCTGCCGGAACGCCGAATACCGGGATGCCGTCATGCGGTTGAGCACGCCCATGTTCACCCGGTCCTGGATGTCCATCACTCCGGCGAACTCCGGTTCCGGGTCTTCGCCCAGGTCCGGCATCCGGCCGAACTCCACCAGCCGCATCATGCCCAGGTCATGCGGCTCGCCGTCCTCGTCGCCCTCCCACACCCAGGAGTCCGGCCCCCACGGCAGCCGGCGCCCCGAGCACCGCTCCCGCGTCCGGTAGGAAAAGTCGACATCATCGAACATCACCCGGGCGTAGCCGTAGCCGTCGATGTCGTCGTGCCACGCCTTCAGCCCCACATAGGGCTCGCCGGTCTCCGGGTCGCTCTCCACGATGCACTCACGCGGGTGCTCCTGGGTGATCAGCGGCGAGGGCCGGCCGTTGTCCTCGGTCCGCTTCGGGTGCGGCCCGACCAGCATGTAGCCCACCCCGCGCGCCATGGCCAGACGCCACGTGAGCTTCTGCCGCGAATCCAGCCGGCTGCGCTGCCACCAGCTCATGGCCCGGTCGTCCGGCTCCCCGTCCGGACCGGTCACCCCCAGCGCGAACAGCCGGTGCACCGAGGCGTTCGCGATCAACTGGCAGAAGTTCGTCCGGGACTTCCGCTGAAAGTCGATGAACGCCTGTTGTGCGTTCTTCGGGAGTTCCGGCAACGGCGGCCGTCCCCGGTAGTACCGCCACCACTCCTCGTGCGTCCGCTGCCGTGCCCGCAGCTTGCGGCCCAGCCGCAGCAGCCACCAGTCCGGGGAGTCCGGGGTGTCATCCAGCATGTCGCCCCCTTTCCGGGCTGGTCAGAACGTGAACCCACCGACCTCTTCCTCCTCGGCGGGGATGCCCTGGGCGATCGCGTCCAGCCGGCACTGCCACGCCAGGACAGCGGCAACGATCGCGTCGATCTTGTTCGCGGAATCGGGGTGCTCTTTCATGATCTGGAGGCCCGACTTCGACGGCCTGCGCCGCGCGTTGAGGCCGTGGCGGGTCAGGGACGAGGACCCGTCGTAGGTCAGCTCCCGCTCGGTGACCGCGGTGTGGAACTTCTCCAGCGCCCGCACGATCAGCGTTGAGCGGCCACCTGTCATCCACCACTCCACCGGATGGTTCCGGGTCGCCTTGACCAGGAGCCGCGGACCGTAGTCGGCCTCCCAATCGGCGACGTGGCTCTCCCATTTGGCGGGGTCGGCGTACATGCCGACCACGTCGTAGGTGTCGAAGGCGTCGGCGACGGCGGCCAGGACCTCGGGGACCGGCACCCGCCAGCCCTTGCTCCCCTTCGGGGCTTCCCACACGCGTATCTCGAAGAGATGCCCATCGCTCAGGCGGCAGCCGATGAGGGCGGTCGCGTCGGCGACGCCCCGGGTGCGCTGCCGGGACCCGTCGAACCCGAGCACGATCCGCTCACCGGGCAGGGCTTCCTTCGTGCGGTCGGCGACCGCGGTCAGCTCCGGCTCGGACAGCCAGCTGTCTGTGGCGTGGGTGATCTGGTTCAGGTAGTCCGCGCGCAGGTCCTGGACGTCGTTGCTGGTGTCGTGGAAGTCCGCCACCAGCCGGCTGATCGGGGACCAGCCGGGCTTGCACGGCGGATCGTGGAGCACGCATCCGTCGGGGTGGTCCGAGCTGTCCCCGTACGCGTACCGCAGACCGGCGACCAGTGAGGCGTCGTCCTCGATGTCCGTCGTCCCGGGCGCCTCGCGGTGGTCGACCACGATGCCGCGCGCCTGAGACCGGCCGTCGAGGATCGCCTGATAGTCGGCCGCGGAGTTCTCCGCGACGCTGCCCTCGCCGGGGGTGAAGGCGTTCGGCGTCTCGATCAGACTGCCGCCGAGCTTGCCGGCGTTGAACCGCATGGTCTTCGCTAGCCGGACGCCTCCGTTCCCGACCTTCCATTCCTCGGTCTGGTCGAGGATCGCGAAGCAGATCGGGTTGCCCTTCGCGGACGCGGCACTGGAGGTAATCGGCTCGATCTTCCCGCGCGGCAGGTGCACCACGGTGTCCAGGGCCTCGACACCGTAGTCCGCGGCGAGGCTCCCGCCCCGTGCCATCTCCAGCAGCGGCAGCCACGAGTTCTCGGTCTGCTGCTCGGAGACGGCGGCGAGCTGGATGAGCGGTGTACGGATCGAGTGCCACGGCCGGCCGACCGGCTCGCCCGACGCGTCGAAGCCGTCGGCGACGACGTCGGCGCACGCCTCGGCGAGCGCCACCCCGGCCAGGAACGGCGACTTGCCCCAGCCCCGGGGGCGGGAGAGGACACCGCGCCGCACGATCCGCTTCCCCGTGTCCGGGTCCAGCTCGTAGTAGCGGCACAGGAATTCCGCCTGCTCCATGGTCGGGATGTACGGCGCGTACTCCTCGAGGCCCGGCTGCGCCAAGTTGGCGATCATCCAGTCCAGGACGTACCAGCCCAGCGTCGGCAGCTCGCCCTCGTACTCAGCGCCCCGCCACGGCACGGGCCGCCATCCGTACCTCAGTGCGTCGGATCACCGCGTCGATCTGCTGCCAGTTCTTCCGGCGGTAGAAGCCCGGCAGACGTACCAACACGTACTCGGTCATCCCGTCGATCGCGCGTGGTGTGCTCGCGTACACCATCCGGCTCCGGGGGATGCCGTGTCCTTTCGCCCACGCCCGTGCGTCGTCCCGAGTGGCACAGCAGATCAGGTAGATCACGGATCCTCCCCCTCACTCTGCCCCCGGCCCTGGGCGGTCCTCCCGCCGGGCATCATCCGCAACTGCCCGTACGTCTCCCGTGCCGAGGGGGCGCCGGAGGACCCGCGGCCTCCGTCCAGGCCGTCCGCCTCCGCGAACACCATCCGCAGCCGGGCCCGGTCCGCCGGCGTCGCCCCGAACGCCGCCACCCGCAGCCGCAGTTCGGGTGCGGCGGCCAGCTCACCGCGCCACAGCCGGGCGTGGATGAGGGCGGTGTCCAGGAGGTACTCCCAGTCCGTGCTGCCGAAGTGCTCGGCCTGCGGACTGTCGATCCAGGTCTGCCACCACTCCCGGGTGCGCTCCGGCCAGACGAAATCGACCAGCTCGCCGTCGCGCTCGACCCGGAAGTCCGGCAGCTCCGGCGCCTCCGCGTGCTCCCACCGCAGCACGGTCTGCGGCACGGCCTCCCGGTTCCGCCGGACCCGCTGGCTCTTGGGGACCGGCCCCTGCCCGGCCATCAGGTCACGTCCAGCGTGTCCGTGGTCGTCAGCAGCCCGCGGGCACCCCACACCCGGCACATCTCCGCGGTACGCTCCGCCCGGTCGCCGGACAGCAGCTCGGAGTCCGGTGCCAGGCCGTCCACGATGATCAGGAACGGGCTGGTGGTCTCCTCGCCGTGGTGTTCCATGGGCAGGTCGAGGATCTGGATACGGGCCATGGCTGTGTGCCTCCCTTGTCGGGTACGCCGCAGCGCGCCCGTGCCGGGCGGCTACAGCAGTTGGGTGATCAGTGCGGACAGGTCGCCGAGCCGCCGCGGCGTGTCGCCGAACGTCTCGCCGGTGACCGCGATGAAACGGCCGGTCCCGTACAGCTCGACCGAGCCGCCGCTGGTGGTGATGCGCCTGCCGTGCGGCAGGTCGCCATGCCCCCAGATGTGCAGCCCGGTACCGGACCGGGACACCTCGACCCACGTGTCGGGGGCGGAGTCGAGGATGCTCTGTGCCCAGGGCAGCGGGATGCCGGCGCCGTCCAGGGCGTGGTCGAGGTCGAGGCACACGACGCCGTCGCCGTTGAGGACGAACCCGAGCCCGGCGCCGGCGGTCGACCGTACGGCGTCGCGGTGCCGGGACCAGGTGGACGCGTCGGTGCTCGAGGCGATGTCGCCGGTGCTGGTGAGCGGGACCTTGCGGGCGGTGTGCCTAACCCACCGGGGGCGGCTGGTGAGCTCGGCCGGGACCGTGCGGCGCGCGCGGTGCGCGGCGACGCGGCAGCGGGTCGAGCAGTACCGGGCGTCGGCCCGCGCGGTCAGCGGCATCTGGCCGGGGCAGTGTGCGCAGGGTCGGCTGGTCATGCCCCCATGATACCCCGAATGTAACGACTATAGCTACCTGACCTGCGTAAATACCGTTGGCGGGTGTGGGGTCGGGAGGGTGAGAGGCGTTCTGCGGCCCCACCGCCGCGCGCCATCGAATCACCCCACCCGACCCCCGTTCGCCACGCACAGAGCAGCCCAGGACCCTGTGCGCGGCCGTTTTCCCCAGACCCGTACATGTTGCGAGCCGCAGCACCTCCCGGGCCCCAAGAGGGGCGGGGGGAGGGAGTCACCCCCCAGGGGTGCGGCCGGACGAACCAGGGCGCGGCGGCGGTCAAATGAGTCCGGGGTGGCGTTCCGGCGGCCGCCGTGTCGTCTCGCGCCAGCGCGCGGCGGTGCCTTCGCGGGAGGACTTGACGGCGTGGTGGTCGGCGCACAGGGCCTGGAGATTTTCGGGGCGGTGGTCGTGGCGGTCGCCGATGTGGTCGACCTGGTTGGCGTGGCGTCCGCAGACGGCGCCGGCCTCCCGCCAGCGGCAGCGGTGCTCATCGCGCGCCAGGACCAGTGGGCGGATGCGGGTGTACCAGTCGGGCGGCAGCTCGGCGCGCCGGTTGCTGCCCGCCCATCCGCCGCTCATGCTGTGCCGTCCTCGGGTTCGTCGTACCGCTCGGTCTCGTCGTCCTGGTCGGAGCGTTCGATGGCCGAGTCGAGCGAGACGCGGTCGAGGTCGCACTGCGCGGTGAACCCGATCGGTGTCCGCTTCGGCTCGGTGTCGGCCGGCTCGTGGTCGAGGGCGGTGAGCAGCCGTATGGCGGTGGCCTCGATCTGGTCGAGTGTGGGCTGCTGCTCGCCGGGGTCGGTCCTGATGTCGATCTCGCGTGTCCCGTCTGTGAGGCGTACGCGCATGGGGGCGGGTTCCTCTCGACGGGGGGCGGGTCAGGTGCGAGGGGGCCAGGTCCACCGGCCGGGGGTATCGCCTTCCGGGCGGGAGGTGACCCAGAGATCGTCTGGCCCGTCAAGGATGAGCCGCAGATTGCACAGGGTGCCGTGCCACACGCGGACGATCAGAGCAGGTACTGCGTCGCCCTCGTTGACGAGGTTGCCAGCGGCGAGCTCGGGATAGATGCGGCGTTGGCTTGCGATGCGTTCGACGTCCGTCGTCTTCAGCCGGTAGTGCACGATGCGGCCGATGGTGGGTTGCACGGGGTGGCTCCCTTGGGGACACCCACGGCCCCCGGGGTGAGCCGGGGGCCGTGGGTGTCTGTGTCCGGGCATGCGGAACTTGCGGCCCATGATGCATCGATCAGTCACGCAGCGTCAAGCGCGGTCGTGCGCATAGCCGTTGGCCTGCGGATTTGCGGGGTCGGTGGGTACGGTGACGTGCGCGGTGCGCAGCTTCCCGCCGAGGGTGACGGTGGCATGGACGGGCTCGGTGCCGACGGCGCCCGAGCCGTAGGCGTCGGCGACGAACGCGGACAGCTCATCGAGCGTCATGTGGCGCGTGGTTGCCGTGTGTTCGATCTTCTTCGCCATGCGTGTCACTTCCCTCAATGTGTGGTGCGGCCCCGTGGCAGGGGGTACCGACGGGGCCGCACGCCGGTGGGCGCAGCGGAGCGGGAGGCCCCGGCCGGTTTGGTGGGATCACCGCTGCGTCGCCGGGTGTGTCACAGTACGCGCGGTGATCACTCGTGTCACCCCTGTTGCGTGCTTCATCTTGTGGCGGGTGAGCCGAAGGCCCGTGGCGGGCCTTCGGTCACATGGCGTCCCAGGGGATGTCACGGACCCAGCGCCAGACGCCGGCGCTGTCCGGGGCGTAGAGACTCCGACCGCCGGGGTACTGGCCGTGGTCGCTGATGATTGCGGTCCACGGGTCGGGGTCGGTGGGGTCCACGGGCGCGGTCATACCGTCGAGGGGGCCGCCGTGCAGTTCGACCGTGGTGGGGTCGGTCATGAGATCGCGGTGGCGGTGCGCATCGTGTAGGCGTCGGCGCAGGGGCGGCACATGGGGACGTGCTGAGTGCCTACGCTGGGTGAATCGACCCTGACTGTCAGCCCAGGCGCAGCCTCGCCGGCGCATTCGGTCGGGCTGTTCCGGTGCAGGCCGCACAGGCAGTGACAGCCCGGGGCGGGCGGCGGGGTCATCGCGATCTGCTGCCGGAACGCTTCCGGGTCTTGCTCGTACAGGTCGAGGTAGGGGCGCAGCGCCGCGAGCTGGTGCGCTGTCTGCTGGATGAGGGGGTTGAGGGGCAGGAACGCGTCCCTGATGCTCGTCATCATCCGCGCGATCTGCTCGGGCTGGATGCGGGGTGGCTCGGTCATGCGCTCATGATGGCGCAGCGGGCGGCCGTACGGGGCGGGTATGGAGCCCCCACTGACGGGTGACGGTGGGGGCTCGGGTCCAGCGAGGGTCAGAGCCGGGATGGGTGCTTCATGCTGAGTCCGCCGGTGGAGCAGGGGCTGACGCCCCATCCGGCAGCGGTGAACGCCTGCCGCAGCGCGCTCTCGACTGCATCGCGGTGCGCGGCGCGGTGGTCGGCCAGCCGGACGGTGCAGCCGCTATGGCAGTACGAGATCAGCACATCGGAGCTCGGCACCATGATCCGCAGGTCCCCGATCGCGGCGAGTGCGTCACAGATCGGGGCGGCAGCGGCGGCGATGAACTGGGCGTCGGGCATCGGCATCCAAACGGTAGCGGGTGGGTGAGGCCCCGCCGTGATGGCGGGGCCTCGGGGTCCAGCAGCGCCGCAGCCAGCGAGCGCGGATAGATGCGTCTCACGGTACGGCTGGGGTCTGACAGCTACGCTTTCCGTGCGGCTTCCTGGCGCTGCCGGGCGATCCGGCCTCCGACATCGAGGTGGGCCCGGCCGTCGTCGGTCCTCTCGATCTCGCCGCTTTTCCCGCATCCGTCGCACGTCACCCAGGTCGGTCCGAGCATTTGCACGATGGTGACGTCGTCGGCGTCGAGGATGTGTGCCAGGTCGATGTCCATGCCGGACCACCAGTGCGCAGCGGACAGGGGCTTGTCCTCGTGGCCGACGAGGATCATCTCCAGTTCCTCACCCGCCCGGTACGTCCGGTCGCCGGAGTACGGATTGGCGGCCACTGTGTCCGCTACGACCCTGACGCGGGCCCTCATCCTCCAGGTCATGGTTTCCCTTCCTCTCTTCGTCGGGCGGTACCGGTTGGCCCGCCTCTATCTATAGGCGCCGTGCGCCAGCGATGGCGTCAGATGGCCGATTCGTGGCTGATGGTGCTGGTGTGGCGGGTCTACGGGCACGGGAAGTGCGACGGCGGGTAGTGGCCGGCGCACGGTCGGCAGTAGAGGAGTTCCGGGCACGTGTACCGAAGGACGGTTGCGGTCGCGCGGGCGAGCGTCATGATGCGGGTCCTGTCTCCCTGGTGGGTGATGGGGCCCGGGGCGGCCGGTCTGCTTGCCGGCGTGACGGCCGCCCCGGGAGTTTGTTATCGGGCCTCGGCGCCCTTGCGAATTGCGCGCGCCACGCCCTCGAAGGCATCCAGGGCGCGGGAGTCGAAGCGCCCGTGCCGGGCTTGGATGTCTGTACCGAGCCGGTTGTAGAGGTGTGCCGCTTTCCGGTACTCGCCTTGCTCCTCGGCGTGCGCAGCGTCGGCCATGCGGCGGTCGATGTCGCTCATCAGGTCCTTCCGGTTGGGTGGATCGGCGGTAGACCTGCCGGTAGATCAGGGGTAGATCCCGGTAGACCGGGTGGTAGACGTGCAGGTCAGGCAGCGGTAGACGGCGCTGTAGACGAGTCAGGGACCGAGGACGGGGAGAGGGCCAGGAGGGCCTCCCGGCGGACCCCGCGCTTGGGTGATTTCCCGCCCGCTTTGATCTTGTCCTCGACCGGGATCCCAAGCCGGTCCAGACGGGTCTTGAGATCGGTGACCCTCCTGTTCTTCCAGTGGCCGCCTTCTTGGAGGTGCTGGAGGACAGTCGAGAGGTGGACGGCGTCGCGGTCGCCGCAGACCTCCAAGAGCAGGGCCACGGCGGCGTCCCGCGCGACGGCCGCGTCCGGGGCGGCCGGTTCGTCGTCCTCCGGCTGCTCTTCGGCGGCCTCCATCGCCCGGTCCTGGGCGCGGACGGCGAGCCAGGCCCACAGCGGGACGAGGATCCACAGGAGCCAGGGGCGCAGCCGGATCTGCCACCACAGGAGCGCCGCGCCGAGCGCGACCAGGAGCAGCCGGAGGAGCGGTCCGAGGGCGGCGGCGAGTCCGGTGAGGTCGTCGCGGCGTCCGGCCCGGATCCACGCGGCGATCCTGGCACCGAGGAGGCGCAGCAGGATGCCGGTTCCCGTGGTGCGGTCGAACGGTGTGGGGCCGGTGAACAGGTAGGTACGGAGCCCTTGTTGTCGGATGGCGCGCAGTCGTTGCGCGACGCGGTACCAATTCACAGGCCCTGCCCCTCGAAGAAGGACCGGCCGGACGCTCCAAGGCCGTTGGCGATGTCGGGCAGGGCGGTGAGCATTCCGGCGACGCCAGCGGTGGCGCAGAGGATCGCGCCCGCGATCACAGCGCCGACCAGTTTGCCCTTCTCCTCCTTGCCTCCGGCTTTGTACATCGCGAACGTGGCGACGAAGAAGAGGACGACGACGACACCGCCCTCGGCTGTGAGGGAGCCCATGGAGGCTGCGGCGATGGGGCTGCCGGAGTCGGTGCCGGTGGTGCCGGAGATCGCCTTGCCGCCGAGAGTGCTGGTGGCCTGGCGGGTGCAGCCGGAGAGCCACCCGGCCAGGCCGCCGACGCACACGGTGCTCATCGCGCCGGTCAAGAGGCCCTGGCCGGTGGGCAGGAGGTCTTTCGGGGCCCGGCTGCCGGTCCACCATTTCCGCAGGTTGAGGAAGAGGATGCAGAGGGCGATGGTGACGCCTGCGAGGGTGGTGCCGATCATGGGGTGACTCCGGTGATCCAGGTGACGGGGTCGTACAGGGAGATCGCGCCGAAGGCTCCGACGAACGCGGTGGCGAAGAAGAAGATCCGCAGGAGGCTGTTCGCCTTGCCGCCGGTGAGGCTGCGCCGTCGGGCGAGGGCGGTAGCCGTCAGGACGAGGGCGCTGCCGCCGATGACATAGCCCCAGCCGCTGCCGACGTCGCGGGCCTCGGCGATGGTGGTGTACCAGATCGCGGCCGCGCTGTAGCCGAGGCCGGGGACGGGCGCGACGGCCAGGACGAGACCGAGGACGGCCTGATACGGGCTGGCGTAGGTGCGCAGCCACGCGGTGAGCCGCTCCCGCCAGGTCGGCTCTGGCTCGGGCTCGGCGGGGACGAGCGTGATGCGGATGTCGAGCGGGCTGGCCGGTGGTCCGTACGGGCCGGGGCCGTGCCAGACGGGCGGTAGTCCGGCGGGAGGCTGCGCGGGCGGCCCGCCGGCGGGCGGGGCCGGGGGCGCGGGCGGGGTGCGCCACGGCGGGAGTTCGTCCGGTCCGGGCGGCCGGGCGGGCAGCGGGTCGCCGGCGGGGATGACGCGGGTCGGCGTGACCGGCGCCGGGGTGGGGCGGGGCGTACGGGTAGCGCGGGAGCGGGCGAGGACCTCGTCCACCCAGTCCGCACCGGCGGCCGGGCCCGCGCCGACGGTGGGAGCGTGGTCGGGGCGCGGCGGCGCGGCCGGGCCCGGCACGGCGTCCGGGCCGACGCCGAGGCGGCGCAGCTCGTGCGCGATCCGCCGCTCATCCGGACCCTGCTCGGCGTTCACGCGTAGCCGCCTTCCATCGGGCCGTTGCCGTCCTTCTTCGCGCGTTTGGCTTCGCGGCTGAGGACGGTGCGGACGTAGGGCGCATCAACGGTGATGCGGTTGATGCGCTGGACGCGGGCGACGATGTCGGTGGACGTGAACCCGGCCCGGCCGAACGCGGCAACGGCGTCCAGGACGGCCTGCTTCTTGGTGAGCGCGGGCGCTGTGACCTGCGGCGCATCATGCGCATCATCGAGCGCATCACGGGGCGCATCATCCGCATCACCGCGGTCGACGGTGGTCTCGGCGGGCCGTGCGCCGAGCACGAGGGCGACCTGGACCGCGTCCACGATCACCCCGTAGCCGATGAGCATGGAGGCGAGTTCGGCGGGGGTCGCATCAGGGTGCGCATCATGGGCGATACGGATCGCATCAGCGGGGTCCATCTCGGCGAAGCGGCGCCGCAGCACCTCCGACGCGGTGTGCTTCGACGGGCCAGCTGTCTCGGTGCGGGCGGCGGGCTTCACGGCGAGCATTCCGGCGAGCGCGGTGTCCGCGCCTTGGCCGAGCCGCTCGCGCTGGACGTCGACCAGGTGGGCACCGAGCTGGGCGTCACCGACACCGATCTGTGCAGCGAGCTTCCACGCCTTGAGGTCCGCGCGCTTGCGCGCGTCCTCGTCGGGGTGGTTGGTGGCGATCGCTCGGGCGACGGCCAACTGCTGCATCGTCTGGGCGTTGCGGCGCTGGGCTTCCATGTCGACGTCGGTCTGGAAGATGACGACGCGGCGGGCGAGCAGTCCCAGGCCCTCGGCGGCGGCGGACATGGCCATGGGGGTAATGCCGTAGACGACGCCCTCGGTCACGTCATCGGCGACGACGACGCCGGTGACGGCCGCCGCGACGGGTGCGAGCCACAGTCCGGCCCGTACTGGGGCAGGGGATGCCTGGCCGAGCATGGTGAGACCGACCATGACCAGGGCGAGGATCAAGGTGACACCCTCGCCGGCGGCGACGACTCCGATGGCGGTGGCGGCGCGGTCGAACTCGGCGACGATGTTGGCGTAGGTGCCGAATCCTCCGGCGGTCCCGGCGGCGATCATCGGGATGGTGGCTGCGCCCAGGACGATGCGCTGGGCGCGGCTGAGCTTTCTGCGGTTCAAGGGGTTCTCCCGGTGGGGGCCGGGCCGCGCGCGGGGATGGTCACCGCGCGGGCCCGGCCGGTCAGGGGCGGGTCAGCTGGCGGCGGCGTTGCTTCCGTCGGCGCGGGCGTCCGCTTCCGCGTCGGCGGCGGCGCGGCGGCGCTCTGCCTCGGCGCGCATCGCGGCCTGTGCGGCCTCATGCCGGCGCGCGGCCTCGGTGATGGTGATGCCCTCCGGCTTAGCCACGGCGGACACCTCCGGCGGCCCAGGCGGCCTTGCGGAGGCGGAGCGCGTACTCCCCGCGGGTGATGCTTCCGGAGGGGAAGGGCAGGGCACGCAGGAGCGGGCTGGCGGCCGGGGCCGTGCCTGCGACGCGGAGGGCGACCGTCATACGGGCGGCCTCCGTCATCGGGTCGGCCGGGCGGTGCGTGGTGAGGTGCTCGGCGACCTGGCGGAGCAGCTCGGCCGAGCGCGGCGCGATGGCGATGGTGGTGCCGGTCTCGGTGGCGCGCACGGTGAGGGTTCGGCCCGCGTGGCGGCGGATCGTGCCGGCGGCGACGACGCGCCGGGCGGCGGCGCCGGGCGGGGTGGGGGCTGCCTGTAAACCGGTGGCCCGGGTAATCTCACGCATGGTCACTCTCCTGGTGCATCAGGGGTATGGCTGGCCCCGGCCACATGGCGTCGCAAGCGCCGGCCGGGGCCGTTTTGTTGAGCAGCGCGTGACTGCTTGCCCCACCGTAAGGGATCCCATACGGTGGGGCAAGCGGCACGCCCCAGAAAAGGGACGGGATGGCCGAAGAGGAATCAGTGGAAGAGGAGGCGCAGCGCGTGCTGGATGCCCTGGACGCCGTCGAGGCGATGAGCGATCCCATGGCCCAAGCCCGGGCGATCAGCCGTCTGCTCAAGGACCAGGCGGAACGAAACCGTCGGCTGAAGGCGCTGCGGTACAAGGTCGTTCGCGACCTTCGAGAGCAGCAGGTCTCCTACCGGAAGATCGCCGCCGAACTGGGTGTCTCGTTGGGGACGGTCCAGGACATTGAGCGCGGTTATTCGGGATCTGGGAGAGATCGCCCCAGGAAAGCGCCCGATGAGTAGTACAGCGAGAGGCCCCCGAGGCTGAACGCGCGGGTGGTCGGACGGGGCCTAAGCCGTCCGACCACCCCGACCAGCGGGTCATCACCCCGCCGATCCACAGAACCGCCCACCAGCACGGAAGGGGCCTGCGTCAATGCAGCGTACCCAGCATGCCCGCCTGCGGTCATTCCGCACCGGCGCCACTGCAGTGGTGTCCTCATGAGCTACGGACGGATCCGCCGCGGCCCCATGGCGGGCGACGCCTTCACCCAGATCCGCAACGCCGTCTTCCGCGACGCAAGGCTGTCCGCGAAGGCGATGGGGATCTTCGGCAACATCTCTACGCACCGTGACGGGTGGGGTATCACTCCGGAGACGATCTCCGCGCAGATGCGGGACGGCGTGGACGCCGTCAAGGCCGGGCTCCGCGAGCTTGAGAAGTTCGGCTACCTCCACCGTGAGCGTGAGCGCCGTCCGAACGGCACGCTCGGCGCGTCCTCGTACTTCATCACCGACCAGCCCGAGCTGATCGAGGAAACCCCCAGGTCAGAACCAGAGGGGGAAAATCCACCGGTGGCTGAGCCACCCGTGGACGATCCACCGCTGGCTGAGCCTCCGGTGGATCAGCCTGCGGTGGACGATCCGCCGCATAAGAAGATCAGTAATTCCACTAGACCAGCGAGAGAAGACCACCCTCCCTCCCCTCCTCCCACACCAACCGCGCCGGTGACCGCCGAGGACCGGGCGGGCGGGGAGGACGCCGCGCCGGAACAGCCCGACGTTCTCGCCCCGGCGGAGCGGGCTGCGTACGACGCGTTGTGCCGGATCGCGGCCGCCGAGCCCCGGCTCCAGCTCGGCGCCCGGGAACTGCTCCGCCTCGCTCCGCTGGCAGTGCCGTGGCTGGACGCCGGGACCGAGGGCCAGTTGCGGCTGGCGTTGACGGCCGGGCTCCCGGCGGAGGTCGGGTCCCCGGCCGGGCTGGTGCGGCGTCGGCTGCTGGACAAGCTCCCGCCGCCGCGCCCGGCGCGGTCCGTGGACGCGCTGCCTGAGTGGTGCGGGTGCGGTGACCATCCGGCGGCCCGTTACAACCCGCGGTTCCGGCGGAGCTCGGACGGCGCGCCGTGCGAGGTGTGCCACCCGGACGCCGTACGGGTGCGGGCCTGACCGGCGCGGGGCGTTCCGGGGGCGTGCTGTTGCGTCACCAGAGGTGTCCGCAGCCGCCGCAGCGGACTACGGGGACGGCGCCGCCTCCGCCGTACATCGTCAGCCGGCCGCCGCAGTCCGGGCACTGCTTGCCGAGGCGCGCCTGGCCGTCGCCGGTGTCGAGGGCGTGCTCGACCATGCGGGCGCAGGTCTGGGCGACGGTGGCGACGCGGGCGAGTTCGCGTGGGGTGAGGCGGCGGTGGACCGGGCCGGGGGCGTGCTGGACGCGGGCGAGGAGCCACAGCGCGGCGCGCGGCGCGGTCCGGCGGCCCCAGTCCGAGCGGGGCGCGCCTTGGCCGGAGGCGGGCAGCTGCCAGCGGCGCGGGTCCCGTTCGTCCCGCAGCGCGGCCAAGTTGCGGCGGGTGTCGTCGGCCTCCTGGACGCGGCGGGCGCGGTCGGCGGTGGAGCGGTTCGGGAAGTCGAACTCGGCGGGCTGCCGCTCTCCGGTGCCGAAGCGTACGAGCGGGGCCGGGCGGAGCTGTGCCGGGGCGGCGGAGCGTGCGCGGGGTGCGCGGCGGGGCGGCGCTGGCGTGATCAGAGGCCGCTGCACCTGGCCCGCGATCTGGTCCGCGAGCTCGAGGAGGCCGGCTTCGACGGTGCGGATGGTGTCGAGGATGCCGAGGCGTAGGGGGGCGGCGGTCCAGCCGGGCTGGTCAGGGCGGCGCTCCAGGGCCCGGAGGGCCTCGGCGCGCCAGGTGGCGGCCTCGGCGTGGTCGCTGGTGGGGTCGTGGGTGGCGGTGGGAACCGCCGGCGGGGGCCAGGTCGTGCCGGTCCGGGCGGTGAGCGCGTCGGTCAGGTCGTCCCAGTGACGGGCACAGGTCCACAGGTCCTGTGCGGTGGTGGGGCGGGGTGTGCGGGTGGTGCTCATCGTGCGCTCCGTGGGCTGGTGGGGCGTAGGCTGATGATCACCTCGGGGGCGCGCCGGTCCTGGTCAGACGATGTACGGCGCGCCCCTGCGCTGTGTGTGGGGCGGGTCAGGGGAGGGTGACGGCGAGGCGGCGCCGGCCGTCACGGTCCATCTGGTCCGGCACGACGGTGTAGCCGAGGGACCGGAGTTCGGTCGCGTAGGCGGTCAGTCGGGCTTCCTCGGCGGGGCCGTCGTGGAAGACGTGGACGGTTCGGGGGCCGTGCTGGGCGCAGCGGTAGCCGGGGTCCCAGTCGCCGCCCTCGAACTCGGATGGTTCGTGTCCGAGTTCGGCGAGTTGCTGGGCGATGCGGGGGGCTCGGATCCGGCGGGGCATGAACAGGTCCTCTCGGTCGGGGTGGCCCACTGGATACGGGCGTGGTGGTAGTGGGCCAGGACGTCGTCCAGGCGCGGGGCGAACGAGGCCAGGCCGTGGTCGGGGTCATCGATGACGACGACGTGGCCGCTGGGGTAGAGGGCCCCGTCCAGGACGCGGCCACCGTGGATGAGGCGGAAGCCACGCGCGAAGTCGCTCACGGTCTATGTCCCTCTCTGTCGGGTGCAGTCCTGCGTGTGTTCGGTTCCGATCGAGGTCCACCACATTTCGCAGCACGCCGCGCTCAGCTCGATCAGCACCGCATCCCCGTGCGACGCGTCGGCGCTCGGGCCGGCACCGTCGTGCCGCGCGGCATGCTCCGCCGCGACGGCCAGCGCGCGCCGTTCGGCCGCTGCCTCGCACACGTGGCGGGCGGTGTCGGCACAGACCGCGGCGCCGGTCGCGAGGACGAACGCGGCGGGCCAGAGCCGGGCCTGGCCGTAGAGGACGGCCATGGCCAGGCAGGACAGGCCGGTGCCGGCGAGGGCGACAGCACGGATCCGTGCGGCGAGCATCAGCTGCTCCCCGTACGACACGAGGAGTGCCCGCCCAGGCAGCGAGCATGTCCGTCAGCCACGTAGTGGACGTGCGCGCCGTCGCGTTGCAGGGCGTAGGCGGCCGCGAGCGCCGGGTTCCAGGCGGGTCGGCCGCCGGAGGCGACGACGGGACCGATCCACTCCTGGAGGTCCGGAAGACTGCTGATGGTCAACTGCTGCTCCTGGTTTTCTGTCGCTGGTCGCGCTTGCAGGCTTCGCAGTACGCGATGCCGTCGGTCTCGTACCGGCCGTGTTCGGCCTGGTCGTGGCCGTGGATGCAGGTCGGTTTCCGTTCGCCGCGGCCTGTGAGGTAGCGCAGCTGCTCGCGGGTCTGCATGCGGGCGGCGGTGTCGTCCAGGTGTGCGGGGGCGACGCACTGGTGGTGTCCGCACTCGGCGCGGACGTGGCCCTGCGGGTCGCGGCCGGTACGGAGCCGGAAGGCGATCGCGGCCGCCGTGAACGTCTGACCGGAGTACCTCATGACGGGCGTGCCGCTGGTCGACTGCCGCTCTCCGGTCCACTCCAGGTGGCCGCCCTCAGCCGTCGGACGAGTCCGGGCCCGCCACTTCTCTTGGAGCGTGAGGGGCTGCGCGGGGAGGTTGGGGATCCCGAGGTCTCTTCGGATGGCGGCGACGCGGGCCTTGTCGCAGCGCAGTTGCCGCGCGATCCCGCTGTTCGAACCGCCTTCGCGTAGCAGCTGTTCGATCTGCTCGCGGGCCGCGTACCGACTGCGCCGGGTGCCGGGTGCCGTCATCGCACGCTCCCGGGGGCTTGGAGGTGGCCGTGCCGGTAGGCGAGAGCGACGGCGTGCGCGCGGTGGTGCGCCTGGTAGAAGGCGCGGACGTCGGCGCTGTAGCTCTTCGCCGTGATGGGGGCGATGTCGAGTGCGACGGCGGTTTCGTCGTCGCGCAGACCGGACGCGAGACACAGCAGCGTTCGGTACAGGTGCTCTGGCGGCGCGGCGGGAGGCGGCTCGGCCGGCGGGGGCAGGCGGAGTATTCCGCGGTGGACGTAGTGGCCGACGAGGCCGGCGCGGGTGTGGACGCCTGCCGCCCGGGCGGCGCGGCTGACGTAGCTGCGCACGGCGGCGGGGCTGACCGGCGGCTCGAGGCCGGCGGCGATGGTGGCGTAGTCCTGGCCGTCGGCCAGAGCGCGGATGATCCGGCCGCATCGCAGTGGAATGGTGGTGTTGGTCATGGGCGGGGTGTCTTTCGTCTGTGGAGTGCGGCGGTGAGAACGGCTACGTGCTCGGCGGCGTCCGGGTCCGGCCGGCACCGCGCCCGAGGGAGGCGCCGTGTGCCGCCGAACGTTCCGTCCGGCCACCACTCGGCGGCGATCGCCGGGTCCAGGCGCGGCTGGGGTGCGGTCACGGCCGCCGCCAGGACGGCGGGGTCCTGCGGATGCCCGTCCGGGGCCGGCCGCCGCCGGTGCCGCGCTGTGGTGGTGGGGGGCACGTGGCGTGGTGCGGCATCATCCGGTACTCGCCGGCGCGTGGCTCCGGGTGAGCCCGGGTCAGGCTCCGGACGTACAGCAGCCCGTCCGGGCCGCGGCTGACGGCCACATTGCCCGCCGGGTCGGGGTCGGCGTTCACGGGCTGCCGCTTGCCGTTGGCGCTGGTCAAGGCCCAGCGGATCCGGGCGCGGCAAGCTCGGCACAAGACGACATCGCGGTTACTGAGCACGGGCTCCTCCTACGGGGCCGTGGTCGGGGTCGAGGGTGGCGAGGACGGGCATCACCAGGGCGTGGCCGTAGAGGTAGGCGGCCCGGGCCTGTCCGTGGACGGTGATGGCGTCTCGGATCGCCTCCGTGGTGGCGGCCGCGCGCAACGCGGCCATCTCCTGCGGCGTGAGGTCCTCGTGCGGCGCACGCGGCCCCGGTACGGCAGGCGGCATGGGAATCGTGGGCGGCCGGGCCGCATGGTCCAGGCCAGGCGGTTCGTGCTGGCGCTGAGCAGCCGGAGCCGGGGCCGGAGTGGGGTGTTGCGCCCGTGCCGCGCCCGGCTGCTGCGCTGCGGCCTGTTGTTGGCGGTGGAGGGTGTTGTCGAGGCAGACCTGGCACGGCTGTCCGGTGTGCCAGAGGGTGCCGGACTCGCAGGCGGCCAGCCCGCATCCGTGGCGGACGAGCCCGGTGCCGAGGATCCACCGGCCGATGCCGCGCCGGGGCGGCTGGGTGGAGGCGTAGCGGGCGGTCAGTCGCGCGGTCAGCCGCTCCTGGCCGACGCCGCCGGAGAGCTGACGGCCGATCTCCTGACCGATCCGTCGCAGCTCCCAGACGCTGACGGCCTCGAGCTCGTGCCGTACCGGGGCGAGGACCGCCCACGCCCGGGCGGACAGCTGAAGTCCCGGCCCGGTGTACCCCCCGCCGCTGCTGCGCTTTTCGCCGTGACCGGGGCCGCGACGGCGGAACGTCGCCGGAACCGGTCCGGGGTTTTCCACAGGTCCGGCGTCTTTACTACCGGTACCTCGCCTACGGCGGATCTCCCCACTCAGCTCCGTGTCGTTTTCGTCCGGTCGGTCAGTCCTGGGGTCCTCCACACAAGGGGATCCGTCCGTGCTGCGGGGAGCCGATCCGTCATGAATGTCAGGGGACACGGCGCCGGGGCCTTGGGCCGTCTGGCCGGTGCCGATCATGTGGAGCGGGCGGGTGTGGGCCTCGTAGATGTGGCGGCCGCGCGGGCCCTGGCGGCGGTGCACGCTCACCCAGCCCGATGCCTCGAGGTCGTCCACGATCCGCATGACCTGCCGCTCGCCGAGCGGTTCGCCGGCGTGCTCGCCGGACTGGTGGCGCACCAGGTCCCGAAGGTCGGCCAGGGCCAGGGGGATCCGGCGGGCCTGGGCGTAGGCGATTGCCGCGTACAGACGCAGCTGACGCGGGGTGAGCGCCTCCGCCGCCCGGACCGGGATCCACACGTACAGCTCGGGCCCGTCGGTGTCCATGGCGCGCACGCGGCGTTCCGCGGACTCGCCGTCACCGTCGCGGGTGGTCCGCCGGACGGTGAGGACCTCGGTGACGCCGTCCACCGGGTCCGGGTTACGCAGGTCCTTCAGCCCGCGCTCGACGGCGGACTTGGACATGCCGAGGTAGCCGGCGATCGTGGCGACCTTCGCGCGGCAGCCCTGGGGGCGCATGGCGAGCGCTGCGATCTTGACGTAGACGGGCAGGGCAGCATCGCTGTACTGCTCGCCTACGACCAGGCGCAGAGGCACGCGGACACGCAGACCGCCGCCCGCGCGCGGCCGCGCCCCGGTGGCCGCGCAGGGCGGCTCGAGGCACGGCGCACCAGCAGCCGGGGCTGCCGTGTGCTGCGCGAGGGCGGCGGACATGCTTCTCCGAAACGTTCTGTGGGGTGGTTCAGGCGGTGGCGCGGGCCCGGGCCGGGACCGAGGCGGGCGGGGTCAGCCGGCGGGCTGGCCGGCCTCGGCCCGGGCCCGAGCGAGCGCGCGTTCGCGTTCCCGACGGGGGCCGAGGAGTGCGAAGTTGAGGGCTCGTTGGGCGGCGAGGCCGTAGGCGAACGCGGCGTCACCGATGCCCTTCGCGGCGTCGATCGCCTCGAACATGTCGTTCGCGTCGCGTTCGGTGACCTCGTGGTCGGGGCGGCCAGCGATCTCCTCGGCCACTTCGTCGGCGGCCAGGAGCCGCGACAGACGGTCGTGTGCGGCGGCCACCTCCGGGGCACCGGCATAGCGGGCCTCGGCGAGAGCCGTGTGGATGGTGGTGCCGGACGAACGGAGGACCGGCTGGCCCTGATCGTCTGAAGGGAATTCCACCCACGCGGGGGTGCCGCCCTCCTGGACGGTGTGGACGGCCCAGACCGTGCCCGTCGCGAAGAGCATGGCGGCGTCCTCGTAGCCGCGACGCATGGCGCTCTCGTGCTCGGAGTAGACGCGGCTGAGCTTGAACAGCGCCTGCTCGTGCGGCTTCCGCCGGGCAGGCCGGCCGAAGGCGTTCGTGCGGTCGGCCAGGATGATGCGCCCCTCGTGGACCTGGCGGCGCGCGTAGTCCACACCCTGCCCGGCGAGGACCGCCGCCTGGAGAGCGGACTGGTACTCGCGGGCCGCCTCGTAGAGGGCATACACGGAGTCGAACAGCGACTCCGTCCAGTGCTGCGCGGTGCGGTTCGTCATCGGGTTCCTTCGTGGAGGGTCTTGCGGATGAGGGCGAGGGAGGAGAGAGACAGGGCCAGCCGGGTGATCCGGCCGCCGGTGGTGGCGATCAGGCAGCGGGTTTCCAGGGCTCTGACGGCGCCGATCACCTGGTAGTCGGCCAGACCGGTCTGGTCCATCAGGTCGCCATGGCCGACGGGCGCCTGCTCGGGCACCAGCCCGGTGACGTAGTCGGCGTGGGACGCAACGGTGAGCGCCACGTGCTTGTAGTGGGGCAGGAGGTGGGTGGCGCGCAGGATGTACGCCTCCCACTCCCGGCGCAGCGGCGGATCGCCGACGCTGCGCCGGGCGAGCGGGGTGGTGCGCACCGGGCGCCGAACGGACGTGGTCACGGGGCTCCTTGCTGTTTCGCGGTGCATGGGAGGTGGGCGGGCTGGCCGTCCAGGTCGCGCAGGTGGGTGGGGATGGTGCAGTAGCGGCAGGGCCGGTCACGGGCCGCCCACGGCACCGGGCCGCGCACCCGCAACATCCGCTCCCCACGCCCGCTTTCGGCCGGGGTTCGGGGTTCGTCCGGGCCCGTCACTGGCGGTCCCGCCGCTGCTGCTCGGCGGCCTGCGCGGCCCGGTAGATGTGCTCCGTCGACCGTCGTTTCCCGGAGGCGACCGCGCGGTCATCGATGAGCGCGCTCGCTCCGGCCGGGAGCGGCGTGGTCCACGCGTCCGCCGGCCATCCCGGGCCCGGCGGCGGCTCAGGCCGCCCGGCCCGCGCGGCCGGGCTGTGCCGGTAGCACCGCCACCCGCACGGATAAGGCCGCGCGTAGAACAAGCACGACAGCAGCCCCGGCCCGGCATCGGCCGGGTTGGGGACCACGTCCGTGCACAGGGGCAGGTCACTGCCCCGATCCGGCGCGGCGATCATCTGGGCACCGCCGGCGTCGTACGCGAGCACTGCTGGCACACGAGGTCACCGGCGCCGGTCCGGGTGTGGGGGACGGACATGTGCCCGCACAGCGTGCTGTGGCACGCCACCCACACCCGCCCGCCATCCGACTCGGTCACTGCGGCCGGGGCCGGGGTCCGGCGGACAGCCCGCCGGACCCACGTCACCGACCACGTGCCCAGCCACCACAGGCCCTGGAACGCCAGGGCCACGGCGAACGCGGCGCCCACGACCAGAAGCACAACGACAACCAGGAGCGCCACCAGGAACAGCGCCACGAACGCCGTGATCAGGACCAGCAGGACCCAGTCGAGCGCGGAGAGGTCAGGCATGGACCGCCTCCCCGGCACCGGCGCGGAGCTCGGCCATGCGCGCGGTCGCCCTGTCCAGCCGGGCCCGCTCGGCAGGCCCGACACCGCCACGGATACCGCCTCGGCTCGATGCCTCAAGTCCCGCTTCCTGATCCAGGGCTTCCTCAAGGCACGCGACGCGGACCGGGCACCACCCCCAGCAGACCCGCTGGGCCTGGCTCATGCCAGCCTTGTCATCGCGCGCGAAGAGAGCGGCCTTCGGGATACAGGGCGCGCCGGAGTAGTCGACGGCGGCCATCACGACCCTCCGCCCGGGCGTCTGGGCGCGGTCGGCCGGCTGCTGGACCGACCGTCGGCCGGGCCGTACGTGAACCGGCCGATGATCTCCGGGCCCCGGGCCCGCTCAGCCCGCGTGACGGTCCGATCTCTCACCACCGCCACGGCCAAGACCAGCATGAACACGGCGGCGGTGCCGCCGATCACCAGCATCTCCACGATCACGAGTCCGCCTCCGGGTTGTGAGCGGAGGCCAGCGGCAGCGCGGTGACCATGTACATCGTGGGAACCAGGTCCCCGCTGACGACGTCGCGCAGCGCGACATCCCACACCGCGACGCCATCGTCCGGAGTCTCGGCCTCGGACCACACGATCCGCTCCCGCGCCTCCGGCCCTTCCTCCTGGACCAGCAGGTACTCGATGTGCTCCCGCGCGGCCTCGGCGTTGGTGTACCGGCCGACAGGGAAGAACTCGTGAGACGCCAGGTATTCGGTGCGGGCGGCGGCGAGCGCGCGGCGCACCACCGGCAGGACCGCATCCGCCAGGACTCCGACCTGCCCGTGCACGACGACCGGCATCGTGCCCGGCACACGGCCCGCGTCCACCAGGGCGAACCCCAGTTCCTCGCGAAGGTCGCCCAGCGGGCCCTGTTCCTCGAGCTCGGCCAACCGCGCCCGCAGGCGAACCAGTTCGGTCTGCTGTTCCGGTGCCGCGTCGGTGGAGGGAGTGAACGCCGCCCCGGCGGGCTGCGCAGGGGTGTCCTTCTCCCCGGTGCCGGTGCCGGTGCCGGCCTCGGCCGATGCCTTCCGGTACAGGAGGTCCGCCGCCACATGCATGCCCTGGCGGCCGAAAACGCCGGCGAGCTCGTGCAGCAGCTCGACCCGCGTGTCACGCCGGGTCCGCGCGGCGGACTCCGGGCTCTGGAGGAGCTGGGCGGAGTCGAGCGCGGTCGCGAGGTGTATGTACAAGTCCTCGGCACCGCTGTCCGGCCACCCTAGATGCGCGGCGGCCAGCACGTCCCCGGCCCGGGCCAGCTCGCCGGCGCCCGCCGGGACGTGCCCGTCGGGCCCGAACAGGGTGGTGACGATGCGCTCGCCGAGGCCCTCGGCAGACCCCGACCACGTGTCGTGCGCGGGAAGGGTGAGCCAGTCGCGTCGGTGCGTCACCGTGACCTGTGTCGTGGCGGCAGACGCGCCGGGCACGGTGCCGAGGACCGCCCGGGCGACGGTCTGGATTGCCCACTGGTGGCGGGTCTGCGTCATGCCGGCACCGCCAGACCCTTGGCGGTGGCCTCGGCGACCGGCACACGGGTCCAGGCCGTGACCTGGACCCCGTCCACCAACGCCTTCGCGTTCACGTCCACCGCGTCGTCCTGGTACTCGACCCGGCAGACCGACACGTCGCCGTGGAACTCCTTGGCGAACGCCCTCACGGCGTCGACGTCGAGGCTGTAGTGGATGTCGACTGTGTACTCGTCGCCAGCGCCCTGGACCTGACTCGTGGTGTGCGGGTCGGCGGTCACAGCGGCCACGGCCTTACGGGTCGCCGCCAGCGCGAGCTCGTGCGGATCGGCAGGGCGCTGGACGGGCAACTGCTCCGGGATACGGATCGGCGTCGGCCACGGCCGACGGCCGGGCCCTCCTACAGGCTGGATACTCTTGGGAATCACGGATCTCCTCGTTTCTCTGCTGAATGAGGTGGGTCCGGTAGGGGCTGCTCGGCCGGGCAAGCAGGAGCAGCCCCTACGGCATTGGGGATCAGCCGCTCTTGCGGCGGCGGTTCTGAGCAGGCTGGATGCTCGCGAGCGCGAGGAGTGGCCCGCTACTGGGCTCCGAGTCCTGCCACGCGTTGGCCGGGCGCACCCGATGCATGTCCTTGATGGCCAAGATCTCGCCATCGTCGAAGACGGGCTCTACCCCGATCTTCTGGTGCGGAAGGCGGTCCAAGTTGTCCTTGAGATACCGCACGCGGCACTTGAGTAGCCCTGCCGCTTCCTCCAGCGAGTAGTTCTGGAGACTCATGCCGCTACCTCGGACAGGTCCTCGTCACCGGCGGCAAGCGCGTCCTTCATTCCTGCGTAGACCTGCGGCGACGGCTGACTCCGCCCCTTCTCGATCTTGTAGATCTGCCACTTCGAGCAACCAGCGGCGGCCGCAAGATCCGCCACAGACAGTCCGCGGCTCTCCCGCAGGCTCCGCACGGCGTCCCCGTTGATCTGTCGACTCAACATGGATCCAATGTAATCCAAGGTTGGTGTCTATCAAGACATACTCGGCGGTAATTTCACCAATGTTGGAGGATCTTGGATCGATGAGCGGTATCTATACCTGGGGGGAGGCCGAATGAGGCACGCCTAACCTTGGAGGGAATTGGAGTGGCGGGGTACGCTCAGCTCATGACGGCTCACGTGGTGCCGCTGGAGAAGCTCGGCCGAGAGGTGGACCTTCGCATCACTGAGCTCGGGCTCGAGTATGCGGAGGTGGCGCGTGCTGCCGAGATCTCCGTGGAGACTCTGAGCAAGATCCGCCGAGGGGCGCGAGCTCGCGCCGTCACCTACCGGCGCTTGGAGCGCGCTCTCCGGTGGGAGTCCGGCAGTGTCGACGCCATCCTTAAGGGTGGAGTTCCACGGAAAACCCCGGACGATGCTGACCTGTCTGCGGAAGTGGAAGTCGAAACCGACCCTCAAACGGTCGCGGTGATGACCATCCTGGATGCCCTGCCGAGGCGCGTCCGCGCCGAGGTCCTACGCCGCTTGCGTGATCAGTTGACTGATGGGCTGTGA